GAGGATGGGTCTGAAATCGCGGCGTGACCTCTGTGATCGCGCGCTCGAAGTGCTCACGGTTCTTGCGGCTGGACAGACGGCTGAAACCGAAGACTTGGCCCGCGTAAACGGCTTTGTAGAGACGACGATTGACGACCTCCGCGCTCGGGATGTGATCTACATCCCGGACTACGACGAGTTCGACACGCAGATCTTCGACGACCTTGCGAAGGTGCTGGCTAACAACAGCCGGGAAGCGTTCGGGATGGCCAACGATCCGCGTCTGGCGGCAACCGGCGCGGCAGCAGAGAACAGCCTTCTGATCAAGAGTGCTCAGGGGCCGACATACGCCACTCTCAAGACGGCATATATCTGATGGCGACGATCCCCTGGCCTCTCTCGACCTCCCCGGCAGAACGCCCGCAAGAATCGTCCGGACGCATCATCAACGGGTTTGTCGAGCCCCGTGGGGAGAATGCAGGTCCCTGCTGGAAACGGGCACCCGGCCTTCGCCGGTTTGTCGAGACGAATGAATCCGTGTTCCGTGGCGCCATCTCAATGCCAGGCGTCGTGTACGCTGGGTTCGAGGATGTAATTGTCTCGATTGAGCAAGGTGCGACGAGCGACGGCCTGGCTTGGATGGTGGCTACGCACGACACGCTGTCGGGGTCGGACAAGCTGTTCTTTGCGCGTAACAACAACTCTAACCCTGATATTGTCGCTGTCGGATCGGCCGGTCCGTTCGTGATCACGAGCGTTGGTGTGAGCGGGTATCCTGATGTTGACGTAGGTTCTCCGAACGCAGTCGCATTTCTCGCTGGGTACTTCTTTTTCACCTATGGCGATGGGAAGTGCCGGACCTCTGGCATCAACACGACGGACATCAATCCTGTAGACGTTGCGACGGCTGAGCAGCATCCGGACGGGCTCCTGCGTCCAGTCCCGTTTCGCGGCTACATGCTCCTGTGCGGAGCTCGGTCCATCGAGGTCTGGCAGAACAGCGGAAACGCCGAAGGATTCCCGTTCTCGTGGTCTCACACCATCCCGGCCGGTCTCGTATCTCAGCACGCCATTGCAGGAGGAACTGACGAGTTCTCGGAAGCGCTGATGTGGGTGGCCGATGACAGCACGGTTCGTCGCCTCGATGGCTACACGCCGACCAAGGTCTCTCCTCCTGTTCTTGACCGGCTCATAGAGGCTCTTGGCGACAAGACTGTCCTCGAAGCCTGCGTCTACACATCGGGTGGGCACAAGTTCTGGCAGCTCTCGTGTCCAGACTGGACATGGGTGTTCGACTTCAACACCGAGAAATGGACAGAGCGCGCGAGCTATCTTCAGAAGCGGTCTCGGATCACCCAGGCCTTCCCTATCGGCGGTTCGTTCCCCGGCGTGTCGAAGTGGCTTTGCGGGGATGTTCTTTCCGGAAATCTCCTAGAGATCGCGTTCGGAGTTCACACGGAGGACGGGGAGCCGTTCCCGTTTGTCATGGAAAGCGGCGAGGTCAAGAAGTTCCCAGCCTACACGCAGGTGTCTCGGGCTGACTTCGACTTCGCGACGGGTGTCGGTATCGCGACCGGCAGCGATCCGGTCCAGACGGAGCCGACCGTCAACATCTCATGGTCGAATGACGGCGGGGTGATGTGGTCGAAGCCTCTTCTCAGAGGCCTCGGGCGACAGCAGAAAGCCGCCAAGCAGGTCATAGTCCGCAACACCGGCATGACGAAAGCCGCAGGCCGTCGCTGGCGGATCGAGGTAGCCGATCCTGTTGACGTGGTGTTCTTCGGAGCGGTGCAGTCGGAAGAAGTTAGGGGATAGAAGAATGGCTGATTTCAATGCTGCGGAAGCGGCTGCACGATTGATGGCGCTGGAATCCGCGCAGGGCGGTCAGCTTGAGGATGGCACTGGCCCAGGAGGGATACCGGGCTATCTCGACCGCCGTGCTGAACGGAAGTTCAACCAAGCTGGAATTGACGCATTGTACGGCATCGGCGCTGGTGCTGCCGGGGCGGCACTCGCGCCGGCCACTGGCGGTCTTTCGTATATCCCTGGGTATGGCATCGCCGGTCTCAACCTCGGGCGGGCTCTGAGTGGCGTCGGTGATGCGACCCTCCACGCTCTTGCTTCGAACCGTTTCAGTCAGATGCCGGAGGCCCCGCCGCAGTCAGAGGCCGATACGGCACGGCGCCTTCGGTCTGGCAATTACTGATCCATGGCCAACCTCCGCCCTTTCCCGCAGCCTCACATCCAGGTTGTGGACCTGGAGCGGAGACAAGGCACACCACCGTGGCGAGACTACTGGGATAGCCTGGACAAGGCTGTAGCCGCTCTTCTCAAAGCCCCGGCCGGTTCGTTCGCGATTGTAGCGGACATCGACGGTGGCGGAGCCGAAATTGAAACCGGCATCAAGACGTGGGTTCAGGTTCCGTTCAACGGAGAGATCGCATCGGTCACCGCGCTTGCAGATCAGACTGGCAGCGTCGTCGTTGACATCTGGAAAGACAGCTACGCAAATTACCCGCCGACCAATGCCGACAGCATCACGGCGTCGGCGCCCGTCACGATTGCGTCGAGCAACAAGAGCGAAGACACGACCCTATCGGGCTGGACCAAGACTGTCACGGCTGGCGACGTTCTCTACTTCAACGTCGATAGCGTGACGGACATAGAACACGTCGTCATCAGTCTGGCGATCAACAAAACCTGATGGCCACGCAGCGCGTTCTCATCACGTCCTCGGGAACGTGGGTCAAGCCTGACGACTACCATCCTGGTGTACCGATCACGGTCGAGTGCATCGGAGGCGGTGGGGGAGGTGGTAGCGCCTCCGGAGCGGACGGGGACGCAGGGCGCGGCGGCGGCGCGGGCGCTTACTCAGTCACCAACGCTCTTACGCTCGGGAATGGAGCGCTCACGCTCAATGTTGGATCGGGCGGTGCTGGATCGACATCTACGGGTTCGAACGGCGGCGATACGTGGGCTAGCATCACGGGCTCTCAGCCTACCGATGCCAGCGAAGGATGCCTTGCAAAAGGCGGCCAGGGTGGCGGGCGGCTCACAGCAGGCGGTGCCGGTGGGCAGGCGTCATCTGGCATTGGTGATGTTCGGCGGTCGGGTGGTAACGGCGGTCCTGGCGGGTCTTCGAACATCTCGCAGCGTGGCGGTGGTGGCGGTGGTGGCGCAGCGGGACCGGACGGGGCAGGCGCAAGCGGCGGCTCTACGGGTCAGACAGGTGCGGGCTCTGGAGGCGGTGGCGCCAACGGTGGCGGCACGGGTGGATCGGCAACAGCCGGTATCGGTGCTCCTGGTGGTCATGGCCCGAATGCAGTCGGCGGCGGCGGAGAAAGTGGAGACGGATCTGACGGCGGCGGTGGTGGCGGTAGTGGTTCGTCCAGTCGTGGCGGTCACGGCGGCGCTGGTGCGGAATATGGCACCGCTGGCTCGGGAGGAGGTGGCGGCGGAGGCGCTGGCATTCTCGGCTCCTATGGCGGTAACGGCGGACAATACGGTGGTGGCGGCGGCGGCGGCGGTAAGGAGGGCATTCCTCTACTCGGCGGCAACGGCGCTCAAGGATTGATCATCATCACGTACACGGTGCGGCGCGGCCGGTCTCGCGCCTATGTGATTTCCTGACGGAGATAGAGGAAATGGGGCTCTTCGACGCGTTTTCGTCCAGCAGCGGCAAGGATGCGGCAATCGCTGCCAACAAGTCGCGCGTCTCTGGTCTCAGGACCGGAGAGGATCGCGCCTTCGGCTACATGGACCAGGGTCTCTCTGCGGCCAAGCCACAGTATGAGAAGGCGATCAATCTGTTCGACCAGTACACGCAGACGGGCGGACAGGCGACGGGCGCCTACGGTGATGCCATCGGGCTCAATGGTCAGGAAGGCTATGACCGTGCGGTCACGAACTTCCGCACCAATCCTGGCTATGACTTCGCTGTCAACCAAGCGACGGAGGCCGCGAAGCGGAATGCGTCCTCGCTCGGGATGCTCGGCTCCGGAAACACAATGATCGGCATTGCCGACCGCGCTCAGGGAATGGCGGATCAGCAGTTCCAGCAATATCTCGACAACCTGTATAGAGCGTCAGGACAAGGCCTCCAGGCTTCGACATCGCAGGCGGGGTATACCGCAGGCCTCGGAGATTTGGAATACGGCCACAACGCTGCCAAGGCCGGTCTTGCTCATGGCACGGAACAGGCAGTCGGCAACTCGAACTCTCAGCTTTACGCCGACATCAACGCTGCTAAGCAGGCAGCGAGCGGAAACGTGTGGAACGCGATCATGGGCGTCGGTGATCTGGCCGCGAAATTTTACGGCTCCTACAAGACGCCCACAAAAGCGGCATAAGCAGGGGACACCAAGCACATGCCCGCCTTTCCGAACTTTTCGTTTCCATCGTCTCAAACGCACGCGAACAACGCGTTTGCGCCCGCACAGATCGATTTCAGCAAGATCGGTCAGCTATACGATTCCTATTCTGGCGCCCAGAACGACCGCATGAAGCGCGATGCGTTCCAAGAGCAGCAGGCAGCAGCGAAAGCCGAGCGAGACAGGCAGGGCCAGGTGAGACAGGCTTTTGCTCAGGGCGTCCCGAGAGACGCACAGGGTAACCTCGATTACAACGCAATGTCTGAGAGGCTGTTGGCGCTCGATCCAAACTCGGGAGTCGATTTCCTGAAGCTCGGAAGCCAGGAAGCCGACAGGCGGCATACCCGAGAGTTTGACCAGAAGAAGTTCGATGCTGAGCAGACGTACAGGCAGCAGCAGCGTGCCCTGGAACGAGAAAAGCTCTCCAAGACTGGCAATGGCGTTGATTTTTCGCAAAGGGAAGCTGCTGCAAGAGCGTATGGCCTCGATCCAAACAGCGACGCCGGAAGAGCGTTCATTCTCACCGGAAAGATGCCGCGTGAGGATCAGCAGGCCCTAACCGCAACGGACAAGAAGGCTATTCTAGAGGCCGATGAGATGGTGTCCGTAAATCAGGGCGCCATCAACGCGCTCGATGAAGCGAATCGACTTAGCCCGCAAGCCTATGACGGTATGCTTGCCAGCCAGAGGGCATGGCTGGCGAACAATCTCTGGCCCGGTAATACGCCGCAGGCTGAAGCGACATCGAACCTCGACAATGCCGTTGTCGGAAACGCTCTTTCTCAGCTTAAGGCGATCTTCGGTGCCGCGCCAACGGAAGGTGAGCGCAAGATTCTGCTCGAATTGCAGGGCTCCGCCAACCAGCCAGCAAAAGTGCGAGAGCAGATCTACGCGCGAGCGCGGGCGGCAGCTGTAAAGCGGCTTCAGTTCAATGAGGATCGCGCGGCGCAGCTTCGCGGAGGAACGTTCTACAAGCCGCAGTCCGCCACTGGACCGCAACCGGCCCCGTCTGGTCTTGGGGGGGCTCCGATCCGCGCCAAGAATCCGCAAACGGGTGAGCAGATTGAGTGGAACGGACAGCAGTGGGTTCCCGTACAATGACGCCTAAGCCACCGCCTGGGTTTGAGATCGTTCCAAGCGCTTTTTCTCCGCCACCGTTGCCTCCTGGGTTTGAGCTTGTCGATCCAAGCGCTCCAGCGATGAGCGGTGAGCAAGCGCAGGACGCAGAGAGACGTAAACGGGCAGAGCAACGACTTGCCCGAGAACGAGCAGAGAACCCGGCATTCGACGCTCTGAATTCTCCCGGCGCTGCGGAGACTGCTATCCGTGGCGTGCCCCTTCTCGGAGGGTTTGTAGACGAAGCGAAAGCCGGCGTCTCTGCTGGAGCAAACTGGCTTACAGGCGGAATGGTCGGAGAGCCTTATGAGGACGCTCTCGCGTACGAACGCGCAAAGCACCGCCGTTCTGATGCGGAAAATCCCGTTGCAAACACGGTGACGAAGCTTGCGGGTGGTGTGGCGATGGCCCCGCTGACGCCAGTCATCAATGCGACAACGACGCTCGGACGTGTGGCTGCGGGAGGTACTACTGGCGCCGCTTATGGATTCGGTCACGGTTTTGCTGAAGGTGAAGGCGGATTTGGTGAACGCCTGGGCACTGCTGGAGATTATGCCAAGGTTGGTGGGGTGATGGGTGTTGGATTGCCATTGGCTGCCACGGCTTCCAGCGGCGCCTACAATGCTGTTCGCACTGCTGGACCGCAGATCGCGGCGCGCCTCCCAGGCCGCAATGCGGATGCTATCGCGGATGACATCATTCGGCAGCGTATTGAGAGAAGCGGAACAACACCTCAGGCCGTGCAGGCTGAGTTGCAGGCAGGGCAGGACGCCGCGCGCTTCGGGGGAAATAGCCAGGCGCAACTCCCGGAAATGATCGCGGATACGTCCGACTCCTTGCAGAGATTGACGGGGAGTGTCTACCGGCAGGGTGCCGAAGCTGGAGAAACTGTTCGCAGGGCGCTCGAAACACGCCAGCGCGGCGAGCCGAACCAGATCAGTAGGTTCGCGACCGGAGATACCGGGCAGCGCAGTCAAATTGACGACGCGCTTTCTCGGGCGCTTCAGCTCAGGACAAGTGGCAGCGCGCGTCAAACAGAACGGCAAATAGCGGCCGATCAGGCTAGGGAAGGGCAACAACTTTACGAGCAAGCCAGAGCAGCATCAGAGCCGTTCGACTTGCAGGGCGTCATCGACGGTATGACTATGCGAATCCAGGAATATCCGCCTGGAATTGCTGGCCGCTTGCAGAAGGCTGTAGATCTCTTCACGCAGCCGCAGAAGGCCGGTGCGGCGGATGCGGAACTCGCCCTCATGACGCGTCTTCAGAGACTTTCTGAGGACATGCAAGAGAAGATCGCGTTCGCGATAAATGATCGCGCACGCGAGCGGCTGACGCAGCGTTACGCCGTTCTTATGCGTCGTGGTCAGGAAGACCTGGCTACCCTTCGCGCGCAGAACAACATCTATACGGCGCAGCGAAAGCCTGTTGACAACATCGCGAGATTTGACGCCGCCAAGCAAGAGCTTGACGACATGATCGAAGCCGCTCGCAGAGGCGGGGAGAACAATCTCGCCAGACTGCTGACGGGTTTCAAGAACGACATGCTCAGTGCCGTTCATGCTCCGAACGCGGCCGGGGAACCGACGCGGAACGTGCTTTATCAGCAGGCGCGCAATGCATGGGGATCTGCCGCAGAAAATCGCGAGGCTATCGAGCTTGGTCGAGCCGCCTTGCGAGAGAATAGTGAGATCTCCGTAGAGCAGTTCCGGAACTTGACTCCTGGGCAGCAGACGTATTTTAGGCAGGGATTTCTTGAGAGTGCTCGAAACGCTCTTGGTGATAGACGTTCTGGCAACGACGCAACGCTGCCGTTTCAATCCGCTCGTGTGCAGGAATTGCTGCGTGAGATTATTCCCAACGCGCGTGGCACTAACGGCGTGTTTTCAGACCGCTCCGGGCGCTTCGGAGAATACCTGTCACGTCAAGAACGAATGGGCCAGACCCGCAACCGAGTTCTTGGGAACTCGGCAACGGCACAGCGACAGCAGGATGATGCAGAGTTCGCGGCTGACGCCTTGTCTCGTGTCATGATGGGTCTTAGAGGTGGAACAAACGCAGTGCTTGAAGTGGTCGGCGCAGCGTTGACGCGTGCAACTGCTTACCGCCAAGACGTGGCTCTCGCGCTGGCCCGTAGGCTTGTCGAAGCTGACCCTGCCGCACAGACGCGCATCCTCACAAATCTTCAGCGCGGAATCGGGCCTGGCCGGTTCCAGGAATTCACGAGGGCACTCGATCGCGCGATACCATCGCTTCCCGGCGTCGTGGGAGATGAGGACAGCGGACCAATGACTCCGCCTGATCAGCCCCGTGATCCTCGGTTCCAGCCACCCATGCGCCTTGGCGGACCGGAAGAGACAGAGCCAGCGCCCGAAGCGGACAGTGCGCAGCCAGAGCAGCGGTACCGCGTGGACTCTGCTGGAAACGTCATGCGGTTTCCGGATGGGACACCGATCCCAGACCTCTCAGAGGCGCCATCATTTGGGCGCCAGGGCTTTGCTGGCGGAGCATGGCAGGCCGCCAAAGACTATGCGCCGGAGATCGCCGCTACGCTGGCGGGGCCGGTGGTGCGCGGCGTTTCATCGGCGTTGACCTACGCTCCACGCGCGACGGCTGCTGCTGCTGGAATGCTCGGGCTTACGTCCGCGACATCTCAGGCCGGCGACGATGTAGCTTCTGATCCCAAGGCGGCTAGTGCGAGGGCACTGGCGCAGCTCTATTCTCAGCGGCAGTCCCTTGATCAGCGTCGCGCCGAAGCCGAGGCGGAGGCTAAGGCACAAGAACGCACCGGACGCGGACCCAATTACAAGGCTGCAATGGAGAAGGTGCGTCAGATCAGCAATGAACTCGCTGGCGTTGATCGCCTGATTGCAGAGGAGCAGAAGCGCGGCTCCCCAGAATACCAGATCGAAGTTGAAAAGAAGCGGAAGGCGGCCGAGGAGGAGCAGCGGGCGAAGGACGCAGCGACACCTACTCGTGAGCGATACGCGGAGATCATGCCCTATGTGCCTGTCATTACCGGCAGCATCGCGATAGGTCTTGGTGGGCTTCTTAAGGCCCGTGCGATATCGAACTTCAACAAGGAGATTGGCGAACTCACGCAGAGGTGGCTTGTTACCGTTGAGAACGGTAACAAGGCGCTTGCGAAGGGCAATAGGCAGGCTGGAGAGCGCTTCGCTACCGCTGCGGAGGGCATCCGCAAGAAGTTTGACGCAAAGATTGCGGCTGGTCCAGGCGGTACCAAGGAGGCTCTAGAGGCGGGCGCTGGCGTATCGTTGGTCGGGGCGTTTGCTCCGGAAGAGGTGGACTTCGCTCGCGCTGCGGCCGGAAGCCCACTTTGGGAATCACTCCGCGAAACTGTGATCACAAATTGGGACGACACCCTTAAGCGCGCAGGCATCGCCATTGGTCTTGGCATGGGGCTTGGTCATCTCGGCTCGCTCGGCGTCAAGCCGCTTCTTAGCCGACCTGCGCCTTCTGGCTATGGCCCTGAGACGGATGCACTCCAGAAGGGGTTGAGGCAACGCGTTCGCGGACCCAAGCAGCCAAAGGCACAAGTGCCCCCGCCGCAACCACAGAAGCGATTACCCAAGCCGATAAATCCGGAGGAGAACTAAACATCACGTCAGGCCAGATAGGCGCTGCGATCGCGGCGATCATGTAGGCGCCACCAATACCAGCCGCCCACTGTAGTAACACGCTCTTGAGAGTTCCAACGGTCACGACATGTTTCCTTCTCGCTCGAATTTAGCCTTCAGCCGTTCGTATTCGCGTCGTTCACGCTTGTCTTGCTCTGTGTCTGGTCGATCATACCAAACCTTCAGCGTGTAAAGTCCTAACTCGAAACTAGCCCACTGCTGATGCTCTAGAGGGATCTCGTCCCAAGCAGCGCGAATCATATTGACCAGAGTTGAGAACGGCTCTCCTTCGACATCACCTTTCTCAATATCGAGCACAGTTACTCGAACAGACTGCTCATCGGCCATGTAACGTCATCCAATTCGCCCCCGCGCCGTTGGGGGAAGAGACTACCTCTCATCAATCCGTACATCAACGATCCATCTTAGGGAGCCCCATCCGTGGCAGGCACTCTGTTCTCGCTCGCCTTGAGCCAACGCTTTGACAGGGAGGGAGAACTCCTTATCAACGCTCCGCTCTACGTCTACGAAGCAAATACAACCACGCCTGTGGATGTCTATCAGGACTTCGGCCTCTCTGTGCTGCATCAGTGGCCGATGCGCACGGACACGGCCGGAATGATCCCTGCCTTCTGGCTCCCTGACGGGCAGTATCGCGCCCGCCTGACGGATGAAGCTGGCGCCGTGGTCTACTTCGACATGGCCTCTGTGCAAGCTCTGGGGCCGTCTACGGGAGAAGGTGGCGGCGGAGGCGGGTCAGTCGATCCCAACGCCGTGTTCCAGACCGGTGACGAGCTGTGGGTGAAGCGGGCAGGAACGCGCGCCGGGTGGGTGCGCCAGAACGGCCGAACCATCGGCTCCGCATCCTCTGGAGCCACGGAGCGCGCTAACGCAGATACGCAACCGCTCTACGAATACCTCTGGAACAACTTCTCCAACGCCCTGTGTCCGGTGACGGGAGGGCGTGGAGGATCGGCAGCCTCTGACTATGCCGCCAACAAGCCGATTGCCATCCCTGACATGCGAGGTTACGGGCCGCTCGGTCTGGACGACATGGGGAACACGGCGGCGGGGCGGATCACGGCAGGAACCCCGACAACGGCAGGAACAGGCGGCGGTGCTGAAAAAATCAGCATCACCATCACCAAAGAGTCACTGCCGAATTACGTGTTGCCGTCCACGCTGACGCTCACCGGTACGCCGACAGAACTGACCCGAAGTCTTGGCAATTCAGGCAGCGGTTCGCCCTATGGCTCTCCTCCGGCCAATCGCGACAAGACCTGGACGACGACGAATCTCGCCATCGGCGGGTCTGTAACCCTCGGCGGTGGCGGGCAGGCCATCGAGAAAAACACCATGAGCCCGTACAGGCTCGGCACGTGGTTTATGAAATTGTGACTAGTCGTGAGCGAACTCGCCGTGCCATTGTTTTCGAGCTATCTTTACGGCGTCCTCCGCCTCTTCTTTCGTTTCAAATTGACCAAGATTGACGCGTTCTCTGTCAACCGTGATGTAGGCGCGCCACTTCCCGTTGTCCTTTCTGTAGTGGACGCCTTTCACGCCTGATGTGTTGTGCGGCGGCGCTGGCCGATTGCACATGTTCTGGGTGTGTGTGGCACATCGAAGGTTAGCAATGCGATTGTCGGATCTATCACCATTGATATGATCCACATATCCATCAGGTTGCACGCCGTAGAAAAATACCCATGCGAGCCTGTGGGCCTTTATGTGTCGACCCTTGCAGAACACTACTTTGTATCCTTTTGCGTCTGAACTGTTGCAAAGGCTTCCAGCCTTTCGGTTCGTTGCAGACACTTTCGCGTAAATCGCGCCTGTTTCTGAATCGTACGTGAAAAGACGCTGCAATTCCGCAAGGTCAGGAAGAGGTCGTGGTTGTTTTGGCATGGCCGAAACAATAGCACAATCGGTCGCAAAAGGGAATCTATGACCAAAGAAGAGCAGATCAAGAAAGCGAAACAGATCGCACATGAGATCCGGAACGTCTGGCCCGAGAAAGCAGCGGAGATCGACCGCGCCATTGCAGACGCTGAGAGCGGGCACCGCGAAAGCCTCAAGATTGATGTGTCGATCAAGTACCGCCTCGAAAAGTTCGAGGGAGAGTACGAACCTGGAATGACCCCTATCGAGATCATCGAGGGCGAGGGCTAAGGAGAAAGCAATGCCTCTCACGGAAACGGGAAGAAATTTCATCGCCGCTGCTATCATCAATGATGGTCCGCCTACCGCATTCAGCAACGCGAATGCACGGCTCGGGAGCGGTGATTCAAACACCGCCTTCGCATCGTCTCAGACTGATCTACAAGCCTCATCGAACAAGCTTCGCAAGGCCATGGAGTCGAGCTACCCGCAGCGAACTGACAACGTTCTGACCTTTCGGTCTCTGTTCGGCACCAGCGATGCCAATTGGTCTTGGAACGAATGGGGCGTGTTCAATGATTCGTCCTCGGGTGTAATGCTCAGCCGCAAGGTGGAGAGCCTTGGCACCAAGACCAGCGCGCAGAGCTGGCTTTTGACCGCAGAATTGACGCTGGCGATCGGGTCTTGATCTAGCTCATGCTATTCCACGGTGCGCTGTTCGAGCTTGCTCTTTTCGAGATCAAGCAGGACAACAGCAACGTTGTCGAGATCGACGCCAGCGATACGATCTTGCTGGCGCTCTCGGATGTCCTGGCGCCCATCGTTCCGCAGATCGATGTCTCAGACAGTATCGTCCTCAATGTTTCCGACCTCGTGTCGGAGATGTTCGGAACGGTCTCTGCCACAGATGACATCGATGTCCTGATCTCTGACATCGCTGCCCCGGCTGTCATCGTCAATGCCAGTGATACAGCACTCGTTGCCATTGCTGACAGCCTTGCGGCCCTCCTGGTGTCGCTCGGGGTGTCTGACACGGCCTTGGTCGAAATCGACGAGGCTCCTGGAGATGTCTCGGCGGTCGTCGAAGCGTCAGACAGCCTCTCGGTCTTGCTGGACGACGCAATCGGGATCTTCGGTGATGTGTCTGCGTCTGACACGCTGAGTGTATGGCTGAACGATCTTGCTCCAAATTTCGAAAGGCGACTGCCTCCGAGATCTGCGATTGGGCGCGTCGCTTCCGGTGGCGTCTCTGGAAAACTCAAAGGCATTCGTCCCGGTGGGTCTGTCGGATCAGGCCGAACACGTGGCTATGTAGGATAGCGACATGATCGAAGAAACACGCGGCAATATCATCCGCTTCTATGACTTCCAGTTCCGGGACATCAACAAGGACCCGACGATCCCTGAGACCGTCTCGCTCCGCGTTCGCTATCTGAAATGCGGATGCGAGAAATTTGACGACATCGACATGACGGAAGCGGACGGGCTGTTTTCCGCAGAATGGGACAGCTCCAGCGCAGACCCTGGCACGATCTATTGGCATGTCCGATCTGTCACACCGCCTGGTGAAGGACAGGACGGACAGTTCCGTTTGAAAGCCAATCCCGCCAACCCGCAAGGCGAATAGAGACACAACTCATGGCTGAATTGCTTGATAACTGCCGCTTCACTGCGGGTAGCTCGGGAACAGCTGACTTCAGTGATGGCACAGCCACGCCGAGCTTCCGGAATTTAGAGGATGCTGGCGCTGTGGACGGCACGGAGTACGCCTACAAAGCGCAAAACTCGACCGGATCAGAATGGGAGATCGGCCGTGGGTTGGCTCTCGAAACGTCAGGAGGTTGGGTTTTAGAAAGGACAAGCATACAGGATTCATCGAACGGCGGCTCCGCAGTCAATTTTGGCGCTAATCCGGTTGTTATAGTGACGGCTGGGCGCGAAGAGCTAAATTTTCGGCCTGACATGGATGCGTTATTCCTCGACCAGCGCATGACGACCCTTATCGTCTCGGATGCTCTGAACACGGCAATCTTCTCCGGCCCGGATGGATCAGCAATACACGATCACTTCGACAGCCTGACGTATGTCGATGTCGGCGGGGCGACGAACCTTGATACAAGTGAAGCAGGTTGTCTAAAGCCATCGGCTGCTGAAACGACCACGCTAGCGAACACATCCCTTGCAGCAAACCAGACTGGCTTCACGAACTATAATCACCGAATGCGGGTGGCAGGTTCGCAGCTTTCTGCAAACGGTAGTGCTTTCCGGCTTACATTGGCAGGTGTGTCGTCCGGCACGGCGGCGGCGATTTCCGGGATGTATGCTGGCCACAAGGCCGCGGCGGGCGATGCATACGACTTTGACGGGACGCAGGTCCAGGTCACGGTCGGCGGAAACGCGTCGTTCAGCGTGGCAGCGGGTGCCACGGTAGTGACCGACTGGATCACCTATGCTTTTGATGAAACGAAAGACTTCCTTGTTGCCTTCCACACGACGAGCGGCGACATCCGATGCAGATTAAACACAGACACCACTAACTACGACTGGTGGACGAAGACGGGAGCGACGGAAGTTTCCGTTGCAAACCCGTCGGGCTACTCACAAGCGGGCACGTACGATTTTGGGCTCGTCTCGCTAATTGAAGTGAAGTCAGGACTTTCAAACGTCTCGGTTTGCTCACAGGCCGTGAGCGCGACTGAGCAGCCTGACACGATGCGCGCTCTCGTGCTGCTCCATGATGCAGTTGGCATAACGCTCAATACGGATACACTGGTCGACCTATCGCGGGATGGCGGGACGACTTGGACGACGGCCACGATCATTGAGGCTTTCACGCAGCCAGGTAACATTCGTGTGCTCGACACGGGGAACGTGGATGTTAGATCCCAGCCTTCCGGATCATCCCTGCGCTGGCGCTGGCGAACAGCCAACGGTGTCGCGGCGAAAAACCTTGGCACTGCTATGTGGGGCACCGCTTAGCATGGCTTTTATGGTTCGGCTAAACCCGGTTACGCCAGTTCGAGAGATCTTCATAATCGCCGGCGAGAGCAATCCGAGTGGACGCGGAAACCTCGGTCAGCTCCCGTCGTTCGCATACGATTACAAGGTCAAGAACTACGCGAACGACGGTGTCTGGAAAGCAGCCGTTGAGCCTATCGACAGTGCCAGCGGTCAAGTTGATAGTGTTTCATCTGACGCCACCGCCGCAGCTAGCCCAGCCCTGGCTTTCGGGAACAAGCTAGCATCGATACGCCCGTACAACGAAATAGGGCTGGTCCCGTGCGCCAAGGGCGCGACCACAATGGCGAACTGGACGAAGTCCGGTTTATCGCGCTCGACGCTCTACGGCTCAATGGTTGCTCGAGCAAACGAGGCCAAGGCAGCTGGTCAGCTTAAGGGTGTGGTGTGGTGGTTGGGCTGGAACGACGCGGAGAACAGCACTGCAGCCTCGAACATGGCGACAAATCTTCTGTCCATGTTCACGTCACTCCGCACGGATGTGAGTGAGCCGGATCTCAAGTTCGTCATCATTGGGTTGCAAGACGGGGAGACGGCGACCTATCGCGATACGATCAACTCGCAACTCTCTGGCATGGATGGAGGACTGAGCGGCAGCATAGCGTTCGTCTCTGCAACCGGCGTTCCCGTGATCTCGGGAGACGAAGTGCATGTTGCCACGGCTGGTCTTGTGACTCTAGGAGAGGCAGCCGCGAGCGCGATGCACGGGCTGTTGGGCTAGCGGATGGCGTTCATCCAAATAGCATTCTTAAGTTCATCTGGTGTACACGCGCGGTACTCCCACTTGCCATTGGCGCGGCGTGTCATGATGTACGCGCCTTTTGGGAAAGTCCTGCCATCTGGCAAGGTTATGTCCCGCTCAGCGGCCGTCCAGCCCCAACGGTGAGCACCCTGCAATTTGTAGGTGAACTCAACGAAGCGGTGCCAGAGTCTCGACGCTTTCTGAAACACATCAGCCTCCCATTTTGCGACCGACAATATTACATCGTGGGCGGACCAAGTAAACACGGGTCAGCCTCACCGCTGGCCTTTTTCTTTTCTGGGGAAGGCAATCATGATCACACGCGAAGACCTCGCACGGATGTATCCGCGTGCGCTGCCGGAATGGCTTGACGCCATGGCGGAGCTTGCTCCTCTGCTTGCCAATCATTATGGGTTCAACCGTCTGGACTGGGTCCACTTCCTGGGGCAGATCGGCGCCGAGACCAACGGCCTGTCTCTTGCCCGTATGCAGGAGAACATGAACTTCACGACGGCGAAGCGGATCAAGGAAGTCTATTCGTATCGTCTCAAGCTCGCGATCAACTATGTGACCACGGGGCGCCAGAAAGAGCCCGCATGGGTGAGAGGCAAGACGGTTGATCAGGTCGCCGCCTCTCTCGTCAGAAAGCCGAAGGAGCTTGCTGACATCGTATATGGTGGCCGAGAGGGAACCGGCTGGCTTCAGGGATCAAAGTACGTCGGCCGGGGACCGACGCAGATTACGCACCTCAACAACTACAAGGCCATTGGAGAAGAGATAGCCAGGCAGCCGGGCGGCGCAAGCATCGATCTCGTAGCAACCCCTGAGAAGCTTGCCGACGACCCGGAGCTAGGCATCCGTTCGGCCTTTGCAGATTGGCACATCAAAGGGCTTTCGCGGTGGGCGCAGAAGGACGACTGCGACACGCTCTCCGACGCGCTCAACACCGGCAATATCAGAGATAATGTAAAGCCGCATGGACTGCCAGAGCGCCGCCGGCAGACGGCGTTGGCCAAGTCGATATGGAAGCGAGAGATCGACTTCGGCGAAGACATAGTTGTCGCTTCGGTGCCCGCGTCGGTTCCGGAGTCTCAAGCGAAGCCGACCATCAAAGAACTCGTGAAGGTCTCCCGCAAAGCCCGCTGGCTTGTGTGGGTCAATCGCATTCTGAAGGGCATCGCCACTCTCTTCACGCTCGACACGGTGTTGAGTGCGCTGGATATCGCCCAGGACGTGATCGGAAAGGTGAAGGGTATCGTGACCGAGAACGGACACGTGATCGCCATCTCCGCTGCGATCCTGGGTTCGATGGCAATCGCCTATGTGCTCAGTCTCATGCGTGAAGACGTCGAGGAAGGCCGGGCGACGCCCTCCGGAGAAGCTGGTGGTGCCAATGCCGCGTGACATCACGAAGCTTGCCAAGCGCAACGCAGATCTCGAAGCCGCGATTGACGACATCCGCAACGCTTGGGCTCATTATCATTCAGTTGGTGGAGCAGTGTCGCGGGATGAATGGCTCTACGCGATCAACGCGACTGACAGAATAATCCGAAAAGTATGGCGCCCTACACGCTAGTTCCCGTGCGGGAACATGCGATTGAAGTTCGGCGCTTCGCCGCCCAAAAGTGTGCGTACAGGAACATAGCTCTAATCTGGAGCAATAAGCATGACATCGTTGAAAGAAGCGGCTCTGGCGGCTTTCCGCTGGGCCAGAGAGATGCTGCGAGCTCTGTTCGATACGGTCTACGACCCTCCTCCGCGCACGATCCGGTTTTGGTTCTGGTCCTTCGCCGCAGTCGCTGCGGTGTGCTGGATTACGTTCGCCTTCGTGAACTCCTGGTACTACCGCCCTACCGCTCAGTACTTTGCGGAATTCTCTCACACGTGGCTTGGAGACGACGGGGACGTTGTTCTTCCCGAGCACGAGGAACCGCTGCCAACAGTGGCATTGCCTGCCATTGAAGTGCCATCGGCTGCCGTGGTTTGTCATGACATGAGCGATACGCCGCACTGCGAGCCGGTGAAGGTTGCCGAGCCCGAGAAAGTGGAAGTGTCAGACATCCCGCCGCCTGTCGCGAAGCCGAAGGCAACTCACCGGAAATCCCGGAGAGTTCGCACGCATCAGCCTTACCAGACGTATTGGGGGTTCTGATGCTGCTCCGGATCGGCATCGGGCTCGGCGTGGTCGCTGTCGCCTACGTATCCTTCCTCGGCTGGCTCAAGAAGCACGACGCCGCGATCTACGCCAAAGCTCGGGTTGAGATCGCGCGCCAGCTTCAGGCCGACGCCGCCGAGAAAGAGCGCAAGGCCATCGAAGCCGAGGAATCCGTCTCTCCAACACCAGACGATCCCAAGGCCCTGGCAGCGCTCTGCAAGGCCGATCCATACTGCCGGGATAAGGACAGCCTCAAATGAGATTTGCCGCTCTTGGACTCGCTGTGGCCTTCCTGGGTGGGTGCGCAACGGCCCCGGTCACTATCCAAGGTGACTCCCTCTGCCGCATCGTCAAGAAGAACGACATTACGTGGAGTGTTGGCGACACGAAGAGAACCATCCATAACCTGCGCCGCCTCGGCGCTAAGCGCGACCGCATCTGCGGCTGAGCAACGGAGCAACCTTCAATGGCGGACATCGGCAATGGGCGAGTACAACGGCAACAGTTTCGACCTGGGTCGTATGTGGGGCAGGATCGAAACGCACATCGAGCACCAGACCGACATCCTCCTGGAGATCAAAGACTCAATCAACAACCTACCCTCTCAGCTGTCTACCGTGACCGTTATGGAAAAGCCCCTGGGTACAGTCTCCATTCTGAAAGCCATTCCGCCTATCCTCAAGGCACTCGTCCCCATCCTTTCGATCATCGGTTTGATGACAGGGAAAATCGCATGGACGGATATCCCGAATCTCCTTGGTCACTGATCAAAGACGGATTTTCACACCTTGGAACACATTGGGTGATCTATACGGCTATAGCCGTGGTGTTCACTCTGTCGTTCAATCAGATCGTTCGGTGACGTGATGTTCCCTCCTGTGTGAGGGGCGATCATGGTCTAGCCTCGTGTGAGTTCTTTGGCTTCACCACACAGCTTCGATGCGCATGTTGTTCACCTCGGAAATGCATTCATCCCACACGTCAAATTCATTTTGTGGGGTGTTGGCGAGGCTAGCGTGGAGCTCCAGGCGGGTGTGGAACAGTAGGGACGCGTCGCTTTTGCTGGAGGCCTCAACAGAGACCTCCACGTCAACAGAAACGGTTGCCTTGATCGTGTAGCGAGACATGTCCGTCCCTCCTCATCTACCTTCCCCTGACTCCGACAGTTTCAACTTTCGGACTGGCTCTCACGCACGGCTATGACCGCAAGTTGTTTGATGATATCGACCAGTTTTCGCTCATCGCCTTTGTCCAGTCCGACATCAAGCATGCTGCGTAACCGTTCGATGATGTCGGACTGTAGGTCGGCGTCGGCTTCACTCTGCGTGTAGCTCATCCTATTTCCTTCCCGTCTTCTATCGTGCAAGGTCCCGGGGCACCGGTCTTCGTCATCGTTGCCGTCAACGAACTCGACGCTAAACAGGGTGCCGAGCATTTCCTGGCTATCGTTCATTAGCGAGCCTCCTTCCGGGAGGTGGGGGTGTCAGTTACGGGCGCTCGACCGCCGCCGCAATACGGGCAGTCCCACGCCAAAGCCAATTCACTCGGGTCGGGATCAAATCGCGGCGTGCAGTCGATGCAGCCGCCCTCTTCAAGCCAATAGAAAGTGATCGTGAATCCGTACCCGTCGCCACGCACCACGCTGCCCTTCTCGGTGCGATAAATTCTTTCGGTCGTCATCTCTTCCCACCTCTCCTAGAGAACAGAGCACTTACGGGTGTCCCAAGAATTGTCCCAACGCGAACCGCGCGCAGGACGCGAATGGCGCGTCTCGCTTCTGGTCAAGTCGTTGATCTGCTTAGAAAGTGATGGAGGCCACGCCCGGAATTGAACCGGGGTACGCGGATTTGCAGATCGCAGACCATGGTGGAATCTATATGATTTGCTGCGGTTATTCCAGTCAATCGCCAGATTGTCCCTTGTTTTGTACCTTCCTGCAGTCCAAAACTTCCGCAACCGGCCACCCTTTGGCATGGCGCGCCTTGATCGTCTGATAGGGTATGTCTAGAGACCGACTCCACTGCGCCATGGTCATCTCGCGGCCGTCCAGAACCAGGCGAACGTTGTCTCGGCGGTTGTTCATCTGCATTTCGAGTGCAGCCCATCGGACGTTTCCGGTCTCGTAGTGTCCGTTGACGTCAATGCGATCGAGAGAAAACGACGGGTCCGGGCGCGCTCCTATCTCCGAGAAGAATTGCTCGAAGTTGTCGAACCTAAACTCGATGCCGCGGCCGCCATAGTTCCGGTACTGGCTGTGGGACCGCCGCCGGCACCGTTGCCGCGCAGCATCGTACGCCATGTACTCCGGCGTGCCCTTCATACCGTGTCTCGAGTTTTTGCCCCGGCGGCAACCGCAGGAGATCGTGCCGCCGCTCGTAATGCTGCCCTTTCTGACGACGGTCATCCGACCGCAGTCGCAACGACAAGTAAGCATGCCACGTTTCCGATGCGGATCGATCTCATATGAAATGACGGTCAGCCACGCGAAGCGTGCGCCAATTAGGTCACTTGTCATCTGTCCTCCGTCTGAGAGCAACCACGTTAGATGGCCGGCCAAGGGCCCTATGCAGGTCGGTTATTCGCAAAAACGCATAGCGCTGCTGTGTAACGCGTATATCGGAATGGCCGAGCCATAGGGAAACTTCCTGCATTGAAAATCCATGCTCCTGCAGGAGCCTACAACCCGCGGTTCTACGCAAGTCATGCCATGAGCACCTAGCCACGCCAGCCCTGCGACAGCCCTTCTGAAGCGCCTCGTACATCGTCGGGCTATTCGCGCTGTAGCGCTTTCCTTTGGCGGTTACGAACAGCGGCACTCGCCCCACGCGATTCGCTGACAATTTGATAGCGATGGCTAAGGCCCGGTCGAGCAGAGGAACCCGCCTCTCGACACCTGTTTTAGCAACCTCAGCGCGAACAGTTATCTCTCTCTCATCCAGGTTGATGTCTGTGAGTTCTAGCGAAAACTGCTCCTCCTTCCGGAGTCCGGTATCGATGGCGAAGGCCACGGCATCTTTTGCCTTGGGCGGAAGTAGAGGGAGGATGGCCTCCTCCTCCTGAATGGACAGGTACCTGGTGCGCGCCGGTCCCTCCTTGAGTCCGGCCTTGGCCCGCCCGCGCTTGTAGGGCTTAACGGGGTTGCTTGTGACCCACTCCCATTCCTCGGCGCGCGAGTAGAGCGACGAGAGGCAAGCTAAGTCGCGGCGCACGGTCGTCGTCGTCACGCCAGCCCCCAGACGGGCACGCTCAAAATCCCCAAGCTTTGCGGAACCAACATCATCGAGATAGACCCCGTGGAAATGATCGGCCAGGGCACGCAGGCTCACGGAATAACGCAGGCGACTTTTCTGACGCAGGGTAGGGAAGTGCTCTTTCGCAAAACGCCGGGCGGCTTCATCGAAGGTTCGCCTGGGCTTCTCGCCGTACCGTGTGGCGGTTAGTTCTCGACGGACACCTTTAAGTCGTTCTTTAGCGACTCCAACGTCTGGGGTTTGAAGCGACCCCTCGAATGTCGTCCCGCCCTTGGTGATCCGATACCACCAGACACCGCCCCGCCTCCGGAGATTCCGGGGATTTTTTGACATGGCTTCACCTCCTCCTGCTGGGCGCGCCACCACTTCGAGAACTTGTCCGCGTCAACGAGGTAGGTGCGGCGCTCGCCCAGCTTTACCACGCGCGTTCCTGGAATGTCGCCAGCGGACGCCCGGCGCTGCCAGTAGCGCATGGAAAAGCCGGTGAGATCAGCAATGTCTGAAATGCGAAGGTCGCTCATACGTCAGTCTCCCTCATCCACACAGGGGTCATGTGCTGTCTCCCGTCTCTGGTGTGTCTGTATCCTTCTTTGGGGAGAGGGCGGCGCGGGCTCGGCGGAAATCACTTGGGCCGAACCACGTTGAAATCTGCTCGCGGTGAATGTTCGATGTCCAGCCGTTCTCGTCGACGTTGGCGGCGAAAGTCGCGAACGGCTCCAGCTCCTTCCTCGCCTCTACAAGCTCTGCTGAGAGGCGGTCATTCTCTGCGTTTCGATCCGCAACCCATTCAGCCCAGGTGTGCTCGGGAGTGCATTTCGCGAGGCCCTGCTTCGCGATGTGCTGCCAGCGTTCGATCTCTCCCGCTTGATCGGAGACTGAGGGAGGTTGCGGAGCGGCGGAGCCGGGCGGAGCGGGAATAGGTTTCAGCGCCTCGATCCATCCGGTGACGTAAAACGGCGTCTTGGTGCCATCATCGAAATGCTTCTCGGCAAACCAGCGTTCGTCGCTGTCTTTTCGCACCTCGAAGCCGTCGTCGGTCATGTACAGGGCGTCGCCATCTTGGGCATATTGTCCGAGATAAACGCCAGTGCTGCCGTGGTACTCAGAGCCGTAATCTGTCCACGCGGTCCAGTCAGCGAGTTTTACTTCCCCTGTATCGAAGGCAAGATAAGCCGCGAACCTCTCGCCATCTTTTAGTTCCGGAAGATCGCCAGGAGAACGCCACCCCTCCGGCACTCCTGTGTCACGCTCTCGGGAGACGGCAGGGGAGCGCGTCTCGATGAGAACCTTCACATAGCCGTCGCGGGATTTCCCAAGGGCTGCGTAGGCAGCTTCCGGGTCTTCCGATTGGGACGCGTTCCAGCCAGCCTTTGCCCCGGCCATATATTGCGCGTCCATCAGAGCGCAGACACGTTCGCTCGAAGTCGGGTCGCGCTCAATTGCAAGTGCGGTGTCACGCTCTCGGGAGAGGCGTTCGATCTCGTTTGCCCAGTTGTCACGCTGATTTGCCAGCTCCTTTCGTCGAGCTATATAGCCAGCGTCAGCACCAAAAGGAGGACCGCGCCTGCCATCGGTCCAAGAACGATTGAAGTCGGCCTCTTCGCGAAGATAGGCCACTACCTCTGCTGCAGGGTTAGGCATGGTCATCTGATGCCCTCGTTGCGCTTGATTTTCTGAACCTGGATGTGAGCCGCGAGGAACTCAGGGCTGTAGACATTGCCGTTGGCGGCCATGTAAGTGAGGGAGCCTCGCTCCTGGGCGAACTCGCCATCGATCATCATGCCGGACCCTTCCAGCATGAAGCGTGCGATAAGGCTCGGTTCCCTTGCCAGCCGTGACACGATTTGTCCGGCGATCTCGCTTGCGCCAACGTTCGCTTGCCAGCCCACGGCTTTGGCCACAGACGCAATTTGCTCAATAAGCTGCTCAGCAGTCGGGGCGGGTGTCTCAGCCATCTGCGTTGCCTCAATCCATGATTGCTTCGATGCCGCGCGGGGTCAGGTCGTACCTGCCCTCTCCGACGTGCTGTAAATGCCCGCTGTTGCAGAACTGATGAACACGAGAGCGGATCTGATGGCGCGTTGCCGATGGGTACGCGAAGGCGATGTCATCGAGCGAGAACGGCCCCTTCGGCATCACGGCTCGCAAGGTTGCCTTCCATGGATCGGAGAGGCCGCGGCGGCGGGTATCAGCCATCTGCGGTGCCTCCCGCGTTCGCACGGGGTTCGCTCTTAAGCATCGACTGTCTCCGTCAGGTCGAAAAGTTCCTGCGGCTGCGCATCGTCAATTCGACGCTCCGCCATCGCTGCGTATTCTGGATTTAGCTCGATCAGAACTGCGTTGCGTTTCAGATGCTTCGCAACGAGTGCGGTTGTCCCGGCGCCGCCGAAGGGATCAAGGACGGTTCCGCCTACAGGGCACCCAGCCTTAATGCACGGTTCGATGAGCGCAGGTGGAAACACTGCTGTATGCACGCCGGGATACGTCGTAGATTTTACCTTCCAAACGCTCCGCATATTGACCGTGTCGCCAATTAGGAATTCACGGAAGTAACCTTTGAGAACGGCCTTCGCTTCGTCTGCCAACGCCTGGACTTCCGGACGATTGCGCCCAACGCCAGATTGTGTTTCCCGCGCCTTTCCAACATCGGTGATCCCAACAGATCGAATTGCCGCTAGGTGTTCCTCAGTAAGGCCAGACTGCTTCGCGATCTCCTCCGCGCGGGCACGCTGAGGACGCCCCTGTGAACTAGCAGATGGCATTGCGACAGCATCAGCATCGTAGAAGTAGCGCGGCTTCTTGCTGAAGAGAAAGAAGCGCTCGTGCGAATTCGTTGGGCGGTCTCGAACACGTTCTGGCTTGTGGGCAGCTTTGTCCCATATGATTTCTGAGCGCAGGAGCCAACCGTCAGCTTGCAACGCGAGAGCGGTTCGCCATGGAACGCCGACAAGCTGCTTATCTCTGTATGTGTCCCCGATGTTGAGCCACAGCGTGCCATCGTCCCTGAGCACGCGGCGCACCTCATTGAAGACCTCGACCATTCGGGCGATGAATGCTTCAGGCGAGGGTTCAATCCCAATCTGGCCCGCCACGCCGTAGTCGCGCAGCCCCCAATAGGGCGGGCTGGTGACGACGCAATCAACGCTCTGGTCGGAAAGCTGAGCGAGGCCGTCCATCACGTCGCAGTTGAAAATTCGGATCGATGGCGTCTCACTCTGCATCTGCGGTGCCCTCCGGAATCCGACCTTGTTCAAGGGCCGACAACTTGGCTGGTGTTGTCCCGGCCAGGTGGGCGGCTTCGCGTAATGTGAGACCGTTGCCGATCCTCTCTAGACGCATCCGCTGTCCTTCAGTGATGCGCTCGGCGTGCTCGTCGGTGATCTCGCCCGTGCCGGCGCAGGTGCAACAATTGCGCGGGCCGTTATCGTGAAACGGCGATCCATCGGCGCGGTGACCGTCTGCAAAGACGAACACGATTTTCTCGCCGTCGCAGGTCGGGCAGGTCCTAGCCACGATTGGTGCCCTCCGGTGAGAGGGGACTCGACGCAACCTCGAAGCCTTCTTTCCGTAGCGCCTCCTCAAAGGCGCGAATGGATGGGGTGTCGTAAGTGACGTCGCTCAAGAAGCCAAAATAGGTCTCGTCCTTGGGGTACCCAAGTGTATTTCCAAGCGCGATTTGAAACGCTTGTGCTTCTTGGTATTTCTCCGCAGCCATTACGAAAAGTGCGAGCGCCTTGAGGTATGTGTCGTAGCTGATCTGTTTCATTTTTTCGGTCCCGGCAGGAGCGGCGTCATTTTGTTGTCCTGGTACGCAGACTGAATTCTTGGGCGCGTGTGCTCGCCAACGGTCATGCCGTCAGGCATCACAATGTGCGAGAGGAAGGCGTCTTCGAAACTCTCAATGCCGTCTTCGATAGATGCGAGCTTCGCCTTTATGGAAAGCAGTAGGGCGCGCCACTTGCGGCGCTTCTCTTGCTCTGCTTTCTGGTCGGTTCCTTTGGGGAGAGCGAGCCGAAATATGATCCGGCGCCCCTCCATCTCGAAAGCGATGGCGGCTTGGTCCGCCGAGTTGAAAACGGCGACCGAGGTGGCCTTGTATTTGACAAGGAGAGCTTCGATTTCTCCCCGGGATTGGTTCGCGGGGACTTTTGTTCGTTCAGCGAATGCCATCACAGTCCCCCTTCCTGAGTAGAGAGACGGTCGGCTTCAATGGCCATGACAACGTAGCCGGGCTCGATGCCGAATTGACCGCCCGTGAGCACCCACAGAACTTTGCAGCGCACGGAGCGGCCGGTGTACTGATTGCGCTCGCGTTCGTATTGCGTGAGTCCTGGCGGGAACCGCAGGAATTCGCGAAGGACCAGCGTGTCGCCTTTCTGAAACCCTCGGTCGTCGCGCCGCACTTCGAATGTCTTCTCGCCCCGAGACACGGGTTCGTAGTAGGCGGGAAGCGTTTTCAGTTCGTGTTCCATCACCCCTGTCCTCCTTCAGTGCGGGCGAGGCGGATCTCTTCAGCCAATTCTTCGAGCGTGGAGACATACTCCTCGCCGGAGCGAGAGAACTCGGTTGCGCCGGTCTCTGGATCGAATGACCCGTGTTCGGAGGTGTAGTCGGCTAGCTTGCGGTCGATCAGCTTGGCTGCGTGTTCAATCCCGCTTGAAAACGCCGTCTGAAGATCGGCCTTCAGCTTGGCCACGCCGTCTGAAATCGCGATAGCCGCTTGCGCGTCGGCAATGACTCCCGGGTTGGACATCATGCTATGCTCGGAAAACTCAGAGAGGAGAATGAACTTCAACTCGTCGGCGGTCACGAGCATGGCGTCGGGCCAATAGTCGGGGCTGCTTCTGTCAGGCAACTCCGCAACGCGCTTGATGATGTTGCCCGCGATATCGGTTGCGCTGATTGTCGTCATCCCCCGCCTCCGTCTTGCTGGTCACGGGCGGACAAGGCGTTCGTTGCGGCTTCTGTGCGGGCGGGCTTTACGCACCAAAATTCCGCAAACTGTTCGATTGTCTTCTCGCCCCTGACGACTGCGCTGATGTCGTCGCGCAATCCCTCAAGGATGTAGGCGAAGCTCGCGCCATGGCTGTCACGGCTGCACTTCAGCGCAGAGCACGTGCTTGAGACAAACCCATCGAGGGAAACTCGCATTAGGCAACCCCCTCCTGAGATCCGTTGGACAAAGCGCGGAGGAGGGCTAGGAGCGTCGCGTGCGTTTCGCGGTTGTGATCGCCCCGCGCGCTCTCCGTGCGCTCAGCGATGATCTTAAGGAGTGCCTTCTTGTTTTGGCTCAGGGGCGGTCCCTCAAACATCGGCCCCTCCGTCCTTAGGAGCGGGACTGGGGCGGTACGGCTCAATTTCGATTTCGCGCACGATGAGGCGACAGCCGTTGTTGGTCGCGGCGCGCCACACGGATTCCACGACGGTGTCGATGCCCTTCTCGATGAAGGGCGGCAGGATCTCCCGCGCGAATTTGGACTTTGCCCACTGCTTAGCCCGATACTCGGCTTCGCGCCCGGTGCATACAGCCGCCGTGCTCTCCCAGACGCCCAGTGGGGTCTCAACAATCGCGATGAATGCTTTGCTCACGCCTCACCTCCCACATCTGCCTTCGGAGCGGTGGGGCGGGCCTTGCGACGATTGAGTTCGCAGAGCGCGGCGTAGGCGTGCGCGCGACCCTCGGTGTCGGTGCCGTCCTGGAGGCTGACGCGCATGTAGCCCTGCAGTTCATGGTGCAACCGATCGACTTCGGCCGGATCGGCGAGGTTGTAAGGTCGCGGCTCTGTCATGCGGGGATCATCCTGCTTTGGGCGGTATTTACTGCGGGCTGCCTTAGCCATGACCGCCTCCGTCCTTATAGCGGGCGCGGATGGCGGCGGCGCCTTCGGATCTCCATACGTCCCAGGTCGGCCAATCCTCGATCACCTTTGCGCACGCCTCGCGCTCGGCCAGGACGGCTGCTGCAACGGCGGCCTCGTGCGCCTTGCGGAGCATCAGAGGACCGTTTGATATTGAGCCTGACGCGACGAGCGTGCGCTCGACAAAGTGGACGGCCAAATCAAAGCTCACCATGTCCGGTGACCACATCAGCTCTCTCCCTCAGTGCGCGGGGTGCCGTATTTGTTCGCGAAATTCGGAGCTTTGCGCACGGCCTGCCGGAACGCCTGTCCCATGCCGCGCAGCAGGTCCTGCTCGCGAATGCCGTGGCGGATCGCCACGAGCGCGATAGCGGACGAAAGCAACGTAAGCTGCGCGTTCGGCTCGCCGGTCTTGGCCTCGACGGCGGCGATGAGGTCCAAAACGTCTCGGCCCAATAGTTCGTGCTGTGTCACTTCGCACCCCCGGTATCAGAAACCGCCTTGAACCCGCCGCAGGTGTTGACCGCGAGGACGATGAGATGCGCAGCGGCGATCCTGTCGCGCTCGCCAGCGATGTCGAGTTCACAGATGACCAACCCGCGCGCGTCGTGCACGCGACCGAGAGCGTCAACGTCCCACGGAAGGGGCGCCTTACACGCCTTCGCCATCTTGGCGAACTCGCTGGAAAGGCGGACGTCCGAGACTTCGAGCCTCATGGCGCACCCCCGGTGTCAGATCCCTCAGTGCGCGGGGCGCGGCGCCTGAGCACACCGAACATTTCCATCGCCCGCTTGCAACGGGCGCATGTCACGTTTTCGATGGGCCGCAGGCTGTCAGGGTAATCCGACCAGCCTGCTGAGCGGCGGCCAGGCGTCGCGCCGCAAACGGCTGCCCAGGACAGCCGATCCTCGCGTATCGCGTGATACAGGTGCCCACCGTCTGCCTCGTTGCCGTTGGCGCAGCGACCGAGCATGCGTGCAGCAACGTACTTTGTAGGCGTAGGTGCGGGAGCCGTCATTCTTCACCCCCGGTATCAGAGACAGGGGTGGCGCGGGCCTTAGTGAGCGCGTTACGCGCGAGGTCGAGACATTTTCGCTCATCGGGGTGGGGCTCTATGCCAAGCTCGCGGATCGCGGTCTCGGCCAGATCGACCCAGCGGCTCAGCGCCTCGAACATATCGGGAGCGGCTGCGATCAGGCGGGCATTGGCTTCGCCATGCTCAGCTCGCCCGCTGGCTTCCCCGCCATATGCGACGGCGATGTTGGGGTAGATCAGATGTCCGAATCCGAGACGCCCCGCGTAACACCAAGGCCCCCGCGTAAATTTGATGCCATCATCTTTGTGTGTCACCGCTTTCCCTCCACGGCATCCATACGGGTTTCAAGGATCGTCACGCGACGCAGTACGCACTCGATGTTGCAGGTCTCGACGATGCCCGCTGACACAGCCGACTGCGGGCGAAGATGGGGGTAGGCCCCGTAGTACAGCTCGCGGAGCAGCACGCCGACGCCGATAGCCGTGACGACAGCGATGATGCTCAGGATGATGATCATCCGCCGCTCGGCGTCCTGGTGAGTGTCGGGGTCCATTTAGGTGGCGCTCTCCTCTGTTCTGTCCTCAACGCGGGACAACTGTTCAGTCGTCTAAGAATTGTGAGATGGACTGGAGCACACCGCGTCCATCCTCGTTGAGGTGTCCTGCCATGTCGCACCAGTGCGGCTCCGCGTAATTCCACGAACCCCACGTTTTGCATAACGCTCCCAGACAGTTGAAAAGCTGTGCTTGTGCATCGCTGTCCCAGCTCGCCACTTCTGCGGCTATCTGATCCGGTGTTGCGCGCACATACGCGTCCCCGTTCAGAGTGATCGTGTCTGGAATCATCACCGTGTCCTTCCTACGTGTGCGGCGAGAACCTTGCGCATCCGCTCCAGGTCTCCGGTGTTCCGCCACAGTGCCGCTGCCAGTTCCAACGGGTCTTCGATTCCGTGCTGACGAAACCAAGCCCATTCATTCCGAGACCCTATGCGCTCAACTTCATCGTGCTTCTCGCGGGATAGCGGAACGGCCCAGCGATCTGTTGACCGGCGCCCGAGCCCGCGTTCGTGCGCAAGACCTTCCTTCAAATGGTGAGGGTCGTTGGGCGCTTTCTTTCCGGTCACGCAGCAGGGCAACAGACGAATGAGAAGGAGATGGGCCTCGGAGTTGCCCTCGCGCTTCTCTGCGGCGCTCTTCTTGTTCTTGCGTGCTAGGCGCTGTCGAATAGGGATCACGTCTTCCTCGCGATGCTCTGCTGTGCGGCGCTTGCGGGTCACTCGTCCCTCCCGAACACAATGCGTCTCGCGTCGCTCTCAGAGATGTTGAACGAAATCATCAGATCCTCGAACCCGTAGCCTTCTCTTGCCGATTTCCTCGCTATCGCGATCCTTGTCCCGTATGGCAGTGAGAGGATTTCTCTCTGCCTGTCGGATGAACTGCGAATTGGCGAGACGACTGGCATTCACCGGCTCATCCGATGCTCGGTGCGTGCCGCCCAGGCCTCTCGATCTTCCTTCCTGTCCAGCATTCGAAGATATTCTAGCTGGAGCTTGAACTTTGTCGCTTTAGCTCGGTGCCCGCACATGTCGCGGATGTAGTCCTCCCAATCCCGAGATGCCTTCACCGTCATTTCCGCCTTGTTGTCGGCCATCGGGCCTTCGCGCAAAATGAGGTCGGCCTTCATCTTGGCGAGTGTGGTGGTCTTGAGTTCTTCCATCAGAGACGCGGCAGCATCGGCGTCGCAGAATTGAAGAGCGACAAGCCGGAACTTCTCGACCGTTGACTGCTCTCGCTCCGGCATCTCTTGCTGAAGGCGCTGGACGGCTGTCATTCCTCGATCTCCAAAATCTTGAGAGCCTTCGCCTTGGCGGGCGCGGGAAGGCGCTCGATCAAGTCCGACCTAGACTCCATGAGTTCGCGAAGATCGTCCTCGCTTTGGCAATAGGAACGCTGCTCTTCGAGGTCAGCGAGAAACCCGTCTACGTCTGCAATGAGATCGTCGTGATGAGCATCCTGGCTTTCGCCGGAAATATCCGGCAGATCGGGAATGTCTGGTATTTCCGGCAGATCTGGCAGTGATTGGCAGCCCGTGTCAGCGATGGCATCCTTGGCAGGCGTGACATCCTTCATCGCCTGCCACTGATCGAACTCTTCGCGATCCATCACGCCGGCAAACCCGAAGGCAACACGGGCGCATTGAGCCAAGGCGCGATGCCGAAGCATCCGGCTCGGGTGTGATTGCCAAGGCCCTTCCGTCTTTCGGACCTGAACGCACTCGCTCATGAACTCGGTGATCTCAATTGCGCGCGTTCTGTCCTTGCGGAAGATGCGCGCCTTGATTGAAACCAGCGCGTCAGCCTTGTGCGTATGCTCAAACTCCAGACCGTCGAACTGCGGATGCTCGTTGCACTTCTTGATCCAGCCGTCGATGCCGACGATGGCCTGAATGTTTCCGTGCTTATCCCGCATGAAGTAGATTTCTTTCGTGAGCGGGTTCAGGCCGTGCTCACGGGCTACGAGGCAGCAGGACACGAACTCAGCTTCCGTATGAGGCTGAGGCATCGCGACGGCGCGAAACGTGAAGGCGAACGCCTTGGCGCTGAGCTTGTAGGTCTGTGCCATTTCCTGAATGGCAGGGAGTGAGACCAGACCGTCTGATGTGGCGACTGTCTCGTTCATGCCGCGCGCCTTTCCTCGACCACCTTCACGCCTGGAATAGAGATTGCGCCCTTGGCTGCCTTCACCGCCTTGGTAGCCAGCTTCTCAATGAGAGCCTTTACATCGGGGTGATCGGCAAAGTGTGAGGTGGCCGCCGCATAGTCTTCGACCTGCGCAAGCCAATCGGTTTTTAGGCCAGCCTTGCGACCAAATCCGCCGCCGATCTGCACTTTGACCGGCTCGGGTGCCAGCGGTAGTTCAGGCAACGGCTCAGGATCGCTGGTGAGGGCCGCTATAGGGTCTTCGCGTAGCAGCTTAGCTTGCGCCTCTTCCGCGGCCTTGCGCGCCGCTTCCAATGCTGCGCGCTCAGCCTCGAACTTCTTCTGAGCCTCTGCGCGCAAGCGGTCTTCTTCAGCCTTGGCGAAGCGTTCGTAGGCTTTGCGGAGCCGATCAGCGACAGACTTAACTGCATCGCGGAACCTGTACTTCTCATCGATAGCGTTTGCCTTGACGCGAATGGGCGCCTTCTCCGCCTCGAACAGATCATCGGCCCGCTTCTTGAGGTCTAGAAGCTTGGCCTGGATATTGCGGGCCTTGTTTGCATCGGCTGCGTTCCTCTCGGCCGATCCAGAGGCCAGGAGAGATTCTGCCTGCGCTTCCTTGTCAGCGATTTCCATCTTGAGCGCTTCGAGCGGATCGCTGGGCATGTTGGATGCCGGAATGTCGGTCGGCATGTCAGGCCACGTCCCATGCTCAAAGGCGTGCTTCGCATCATCCTTCGAAACGGGCTTGTCAGCGCAGAACGTCCACACGCTGACAGGATCACGCTTCTCGTTGCCGACGCGGCAGACCAGCTCTCCGTTTGCGGTCCAGATCGCGACGGGCACATACGGGCCATCCTTGCGCGTCCGCGTCTTGTAATAGCCGGGCTGCGGAGCGTCAGCGCTGATCTCGACCTTCTTTCCTGCCAGCGCATCGCGCCAGAACTGAAACTCATCCATCGACTAGGCTCCTTCTCTTCCCGGCCCGGACATCTCTCACGAGCGCAATCAACTCTCGAATGACGAGCGAGAACTGTCGCGAGAAGGCCGACACCACCTCAAGGTCCTTTTTCCGTGATGCGTGTTTGGAGAGATCGATGACGTTGGACATGGTCATGCGAACCACTGGCTTTCTTCAGCATGGCGCTCGTAGTCGAGAAGGCACCGTGCTGATTGGGCCATGAGAGGGCCGTTGCCGGTTGCGCGCGCCGTCTCGCGAAGAACGTCAGAGTTCTTGAGAGCGGTTGCCGCCTTGAGCCTCGCCATGATCGATCCGACCGGCGAGGACACGGGAACGAACGTGTCGCTAGTGTCGTCCATTGGCGGACTCCTTCAGAAGCTCGATGGTGAGAGAGTTGCGGAGAGATTCCTTCTTCCGCGCGAGGTAGCCGAGGCGGTATACCTCCTTCACGAAGTCGAAGGCTTCGGCGGGGGTAACATCGCCACAGAGAGCGTGCGCCACCTTCATCAGCGTCTGCTTGTCGTCGGTGTCGATCTTCATTTCTCTGCCCTCTCCGGAACGCGCGGATACCCAAAATCTCTCGGTGACGTGACGGGGAGATCGAACGATCCGCAGTAGGTGCAGTGCCCGATGTGCCACGTGGAAATGTGCGGGGCCGTCGAAGCGCGCCCGAGCCGCTTGCCGCACGGCGCGCAGATCCAATCGTCAGGCTGAGGATCGCGCATCACAGCAGCCTCCCTTCGCCACAGCAGAACTGGCAGATGTCATCGTCCGCCGTGACGCCGCCGATGCAGTGCGTGCACCCTGGAGCCGCGTCGTAATCCTGCTGGCGCCGCTCGATCTCGTTCACGAGGTCCATGAAGGCCCAGATTGAGCGAACATCTGCGAGAGGGTGGGTTTCCGGTTCTGCGGCGACAGAGGCTTCCGCGTCTTCGTCCAGACGGCATAGCCGTAGCGCCACGCTCGGCTCTCGTGCGGGTTTGGAGGCTCGCCGCTGCGGGCTGCGCACCATCCGCGATGCTGATCCAAGATTTGATCCGTGGTCCATTTGGAAACCATGTTGGTTTGTCTCCTGGTTACGAGTGACGGTGGAGACGCCGCGCCCTGCTTGCTTGTTGATTAGGTCGTGAGGGCCGCGCCGCTCCCTAGCGCCCGACCGCGTGGCCAGTCCCCGCCTAAGCGGCTGCAAGCCCTCACGACCAACTCGTGTTCACGCGAGTGAGAGAAGGGAGGCCCGCAGGGTGGTGTGGCTCACGGGAGAGAAAGGGGCTTGCTGGCCTCATCGCCGGTCCCGGAGGTTGCCGTTAGATGACGGCGCGCTTCGAAGCGGTGACGATCTGTAATTTATTTACAGACGCAGGGCGTGTCAACAGAAATCTGTAAAAAAAATACAGATTGACCAAACTGCGCCTAATTCAGTGTTTTAAATGTCGACGATGCGCTTCACGCCTCGGCCGAGGATAGAGCCGGGATGATCTGAGTCGATATCAATTGGCGGGAAATGCTTGTTTTCAGCCAAGAGCTGATACGGAGCGTCTGGGTGCAACCCACGCGGGCTATAGCGACGAAACACCGCCCTCTGAAGGTCTTCAACAACGGCGACAACAAAGCGGCCTGGCTCTATCTCGGCCTGCGGCTCAACTATTATTACGTCATTGACCTCAACAAAAGGGGAGCAGCTGTCGTCTTTTATCACTATAGCAAAAGCTTTTGGACTAACGTCATGAGGTGCTGTCACGGTTGAGGTCCCGTCCCAAATGCTACGCGGGTCTTTCCCTCTCTCCAGTGTTCCCAATTTGTTCATGGAAAGCAAGGGAACCTTTGTTAGGCGGGGGTCAGTCAATGCTCCCGACCCGAGGCGAAGTTCTATTTCAGTCTTGTCAAATGCAGCCGCTACAACTGCTAAAGCGTTGCCGCGTGGGTTATCCACAGATCCCTTCAGCCACTGATAAATCACTTCTTTGTCGATGCCGGTACGCCGCGCCAGCTCTGGCACGTTCCAGCGCGCCTCACTCATCCACTCTTTCAGGCGCTCGTGCCACTTCATGACCAGAAGCGTCCTGTATAAAAATTACATAGACTGTAAATTTTGTCTTGCAAGCTGTAATTTCTTTCCATACACTAATTCGTATGAGCACGAGAGCTTTGATCAAGCTTGCTGGCGGGGCAGAGGCGGTGTCTTTGGCAAGTGCCGAGACTGACCACCCTGTTGGTGTGGACGCTGTCTACAAGTGGTTTCACAACGGAATCCCTGATGACCATTGGCCGCTGATTATTTCGCGTGCGGGTGTTTCGGTAGACGATATCTACCGCGCAAATCAAGACGTTAAGGGTCAAAAGAAGCGCAAAAGTTTGCGCAAAGCTGACTCTCCGCAAAGGTGCACCGCAGCATAATTAACACGGCGCGCTCATAAGGGAAGTCGTCTGTAAAAATAATCCGGGCGTGCAGTTCTGTTCACAGCTCCGTATCCCGCGTCAGGGCCGGTAATTGGCGAACATACCGGTGATCACGAACCCGATGATGAAGCCAGCGATGGCGCCGACCGGACCGAAAACCATGCCGCCCGCGACAAGACCCACGATGATGTTCACGAGCGGCACGAACATGAGGAGCAAGAGAACAACGGTTGCGAGTGCTTCGAGCATGTGAGCGTCCCCCGGAGAGTTAGTTGTTCAGAATACACACGGGCGTACCCCGCGTCAGCGTTCAGGTCATCGACCTCATGTCTTCTCATCTGTTGGGCGTTCACTCTAACACGTGCGTTTGTCGCGTCAGCGTTCAGGTCGTCGATCTTGTCAACATCCACAACGGCGTGGAGAGCGACGAGAGCCGGACAGGGCGGCAGCCAACCTCACGCTTCGGCGTGATGTGAAAAGGCGGTCCGCTGCTTGATCAGCAGCTATCGGCGATCTGAACCCTGCCACGACATAGACCTCGTAGCAGGAGCCCGCCTTGGGCGCGTTACCTCCCTAACCTTGCGCGGCTTCGTTCTGAGTGCCGCGATTTTCCTTAGTGCGTATCGAGATCATTCAGCAGGACGGCGGCGGGGAAAGCAGACCCGCTGGGGTCATTCCCACTGGCCGCAACCGACGCACGGTGCCGGGTGGGAGCAAAGAGAAGTCCGTGCGGAGCGAGCCGCCCGTGTGCTCAGAGGCGGAAATCGGCGGGTTACTGGACCCGCGACAAACGGAGAGACGTACAGCCGGAGTAGCGCCCGGCCCGTCCTGCTGAGTGATCTGAACCGGAGACTGACATGTGGATCATGACGGAGAACGGATGGCGAGAAATCGTCTGTCCGTCGTGTGAACCGAGAGCGCCGGAGGTTCCCTTCAAGAACCCGTTTCGGTGCTTCGAGAAGGGTGGCCACAAGACGTTCCGTGACTGGATCGCGTCGAGTGGATGAGTACCCGGCCTTAGCACCGGGGAGGCATGCCTGCGAAAGCGGGGTGAGCCGATGAAAGACGGTGTGCCGTGCCTCCCCGGCTCTGATGCCGAACGTTTCAGTTCACGCTGCAAAGCGTGTGCGAGGCCACGGCAGCAACTTTGAAAGACCATCCCCGTGGTGGTTGCTGCCGTGGCCGTTGGTTCCGAAGTGCGTAACTGCCAGCTCGCCCCCTGAGAGCCTGGCGCGAATTTTCAACCGTGTGATCGCGTCAAAAAACAGGAGGCTTCTAGCCTTGGAACTGATCAGAAAACACTGGGTCAAGCTCGCCCTTGCTGGCGGTGCTGCCGTGTGCGCTTACGCCTTTTTCAGCGGCCGTGCGGATGCTGCTGACTTGAGCGGCGGATGCTGCTCTGACCTTGAGGAGCGGATTGCCGAGCTTGAGGCCACCACGGCACGCAAGGGCAATCGCAAGGTGTCCGTCGTCGTCGCGGGCCAGATCAACAAGGCGCTGTTCTACTATGACGCCGACGATTTCGGGCTCGGCTCCGATACGCATGTGATCGAGAACGGAACGTCGGAATCGTTCCTGTCGATCTCTGGCGCGGCGCTGGTGCGTCCTGGTTTCTGGGCAGGCTACACGCTCGAAATCGGGCAGGGACAGACCGGCATCGGTCTCAATCTTGGTATCGGAGGAATCGACGGCGGCGTTGCGACCAACAACGATCTCTACACCCGCCAGTCCTACGCCTTCCTCAAGAGCGATGATCTCGGCACGCTGTCTATCGGCTTGCAGTCGATGGCAACGGATGACCTCGTGAAGCAGGGCGTTGCCCGCACGGATGCCGCCTCGAAGAGGCTCACATGGCAGCCGATTGGTGGCCTCACCGTCAGCGTGCTCGGGATCGATCTTCTCGACATTCCGCTTGAGCCGTTCAACGGCCGCAAAGCGAACGCGGTTAAGTATTCAAGCCCCGTGATCGCTGGTTTCTCGGCCTCTGCCGCGTGGTCGTCGGACGATGATAGCTGGGACGCTGTTCTTCGTTGGTCGGGCGAGGGGCTTGGCTTCCAGGCGATTGCGGCTCTCGGATACTACGACGACAAGAGAAACGACATCATCGAAGCTCTGAGCGTTCTCGGCCCCATTATTCCGGAGATCGAGTCCACGACGCTCACGCTCAATGGCGGCGTCAAGCATGTGGCCTCAGGCATCTTCGCGCAAGGCACGTGGGCACGTCTTAAGTCCGATGTGCCGGCCGTTCTCGGCGGGGGCAACCTGGAAACGGAGTCCTATCACGTGCAAGCGGGCTGGGAAGGCCGTCTGTTCGCCGTGGGTCAATCCACGATCTTCGGTGAGTACAGCGAGTGGGATGATCTCTCGCTCAAGTTCTACGGCGTCGGGCTCAATCAGCAGCTCGGTGACGCGGTTGACGCGTACCTGCTTCTGCGCCGTTACGAGATTGACCTCGGAGCCGGTGGAGACATCGATACCGTGACCTCTGGCGTTCGCATCCGCTTCTAGTTCTCGCGCGTGACGGGGGTGGCGCAAGAGAGGGCTGCGCCGCCCCATAGGGCGAAAATTGAATACCACCGCTGTGCATCCTTCACCAGGCGACCCCAGGCGTCTGACTGAGCAAGAAAGAGCCAATGCCGACACAGCGGGGGACCCGAGCAGGGGTACATTTGAGACGGTCAAATTGGCTCGACCTGGGGAAGAATTTTTGAGGGGGACAAGATGAAGGCACGAACACTCATCCACGCGTTGTCGCTCACGGTCGTCGCGCTCTGCGTTGGGCTTTTGATGATGATCGTTCTGTCTCCTGTAGCCAAGTCGGATGGACTGGAGCCCTCAGGGTTTGCCGACGCTCAGCGCGCAGCTCTGTGGAAGGCCGTCACGGCGTCCAAGGCGCTCCAGGGCGTCGATCAGATCATCATCGAAGGACCCGGCAACGGCCCGATCATGACGGGGTGGCTTCAGAAGAAGAACTGGGCGAACGGCTCTCTCACCTATCTCGAAAAGCGGTTCTGGGCTCGCATGGATCGAACGTGCGCCGACGTGAAACCTGAGTGCTTCCGTTGCGTCGGGATTTGGTCAGGCAATGAACTGCTCGCTTATCTCGGGGGTGAGTGAGATGGCCAAGGATGGCACCAAGTCTGCGGAAATCATGCGCCTCTATAGCCACGGGATATTCACGGTGAAGGAGATCGCGGAGAAGGTCGGGTGCTTGCCGTCGTATGTGCGCGTCGTGGCGAGGCAGCGCAAAGGAACTGGCATGTCAGTTAGTGAAGCCAGATATCGGCAGGCCTCAACGAAGTGGCAAGAGTGGAACCGCGCGAGATCGCGGCGCCACTATCATCGAGTGAAAGAAGTTTGTGACGACTCCACGCTTGTAGCGGCGCGAAAAGTAGCGCGAGAAGCGTATCGAAAAGCGCGAGATGCGGGACGCGATTGCTATTCAGCCACTAAAGCTGGAGGAGCAGCGCGCAATAGGCTGCTCAATGCCATCTATAAGCAAAGAAAATCATCGGCCGGGAGGTCCAGTAATGCCTCGTGACCTTAACTTCGGCGCCAAGGACTTCCTCAAGGAGCGCATTCGCATCCGCAACGCCCGCAAGCCGAGCGTGATCGAGGTGCTGATCCTCGGGCTCCAGAACAACGCAGCACCTATCTCAGACGCGGCTGTTCCCTCTAAGCTGGAGGGTGGCCGTGTCCTGGAATAGCGAGCGCGTTGGGCTCTTGATGAAGCTCTGGGCGAAAGGCCTCTCCGGAAGCCAGATCGCAGAGAAGCTTGGTGGAGACATAACGCGCTCGGCCGTGATCGCGAAGGTGCATCGTCTTGGGCTCGCCGGGCGGAAAACGAATGCCAAGCCGCGCAAGACCCAGCGAGCCAAGAACGCGTTCGGCATCGAGAAGAAGCCCAAAGCTCCAACAGAAACCGCCTACGTCGATCCTCCTATTGAAGAGGCAGACGTTCCAACGGTGACGTTTCATGAGCTGGAGTGGAATGACGGCCGCTGCCGGTGGCGTATCGACGTGCCGTTTCGCGGTGCGCCGTATGGGTTCTGCGGACGTGAAACGCTGCCAGGGCTTTCCGAGTGTCACCGCCATGCGAGGCGCATGTATTCGAACTGGGCTGAGGTTCAGCACAGGTACGTGAAGGCCAGGAAGAAAGAGGAGGTCCCGGCATGAAGCCAGAGCGGCGCGAGCCGCAAGACGACGACAGCAGTGAGCGGCCGACAACTGCCGCCACGGCATTCGAACGTGCGTGCCAGCGTAGACCGAGCCTGCTCCCAGACTCTCCAACCGTGGCAGCGTACATCCGCTGGATGCGCTCGCTCGGGCACGGAGGAGAGCACCTGCAGGCAGACCTCTACGTCGAGTTCTCAGAGCTGCTGGAGCTGATGGGCGAGCGTCCGATGTCGCTGCGCAAGTTCGGCAGGGCACTCAGCAATGCTGGCTACACGCCCTATCAAGTTGACAGGGAGCGTGATGGCGAACGCTGGCGGCCGATGGCAGTCAATTTGTCAGGCGTAAAACCGGTGATGGCAGCGATTGCCAGCAATGTCAGTCGAATTCGATCCACTGCCAAGGCTGCCAATCGAGTGACATCGACTGCCAAACGCGTCCCAAAAGCATTGGCAGCGTAAAAAGTTTTGTCTGAGTTTGAAATGTGAATGGACAAACCCACTGCGATGCGAGTTCAAAGGGGGTTTGAAAAAGGAAAAGGCGCCCCGCGAAGGCGCCTCTTGGATGAATCTAACTGTTTCTCGTGAAACAATTGGTAGGCCCGAAATGACGAACGGTCAAGTGCGATCAGAGCGCCCTAAATGAAAAGACCCTCAGTTGGCGCTGAGGGTCCTATTGGGATCCGGGTGTGGGGGTTTTAAATTTTGAATTCGCTCTCGGGAATTGGCGTTCGAGAGAGCAAATAACGAAGCAAGGTGCAGGATGTTTCTACGACAACATAGGGTCTCAGTCAACAGGATACCCACAACTGGTTGTGGGTTCTGATGACGGCGGGACACAACGGTGGACCTATTGATCGGAGGATTACTGACAAGGAGTTTCGTTCTCTTGTCACCCTGATCGTATTTTCGCGCCTTCCTGGAAATCAAAAACTCTTGGCGATTGGCGCGGTTTCCGCTGCCGACGGCAATGGAGAAGCCGCGCTCGGCGCGAAGGACATGAAGCTCATTTGCTCAGTGAGTAAGGGGGATACCGTCTTTGCAGCAAAGAAGGCGATTGCAGAAAATGGTCTCGGCATAGTTGAAACAGTCGCAGCGGCAGGCAAGGCGAACCGCTATCGGATCATGCCACCAGAGGTGGTGCAGAGCATTATAACCGCATACAACGCACGCCGTGACAGCGAGGACATACCCGTCCCCCAAAACGGGACGCCACCAATCCACAAAAACGGGATGACACCCATCCCGAAAAAGGAGACGTCTACCCATCCCGAAAAGGTGACAACACCCATCCCCCAAAACGGGACGTCCACCCATCCCGAAAACGGGGATGGGTCTCGCGCGCGTATAGAAACCCCTTCGAGGTTACTTTTCCTAGATAATACTAATACCCCCCTACCCCCCAAAGGTCCGACCAAGGCCGACGCACTGGAGGCATTCAACGCCTACAACGAAACGGCTCTCAGATGCTCGCTTCCGCAGGCCGTGAAATTTACGCCTGACCGCGAGCGCAGAATTGTTGCTCGGCTGAAGGACTACGGGCTCGACGGATGGAAGCGGGCGCTCGCCAACATCGAAAAGTCGGCGTTCCTGACAGGTGGCACCCATCACGGGTTCCGAGCTGATCTGACTTTCATCTGCCAGGCTGAAAGCTTCGGAAAGCTCCATGACGGCGGGTACGGCAATGGCCGACACGCGACGACGCAAAAGTCTGCATCCGACGAGATGCGCTCGATTGAGGCCATTGTGGGCAAGGAAAAATTCGCGGAGATCATGAGGGGGCGCCAATGAACATCATGCCCCACGGCGACGCTTTCTCCAATCCGGCCCCTGCAGCAACCGACCTAGTCAGCGTCGAGCAGAACCTTCTTTCGGTTCTTCTTGCGCATCCAGACAAGATCCAGGAAGCTGCGGCCAAGATCACGCCCGGTGACTTGCAAAACGACTTCCACAAGGCTGTCTTCGCAGCACTGGTCGATCTCTCAGAGCGGAACCGGAACCCGTCTGTGGAAGCTCTTGTCGCGCGGTTTGGCGATGATGAGATCGAGCCAGGCCTGACGCCGCGCCGGTATTTCAACGCGTTGTTCGACAATGCGCTGAAAGCCTTCTATCAGCCGCTCCCGGATCTGGTGGAAGTGATCCGAGACAACTCGGTGCGCCGGACGCTCTCGGACGTTGGCAACTCGCTCTCGCTGCAGGCTGCGAATGGCGGCAGCAACCTGCTGGATGTGGCCGGGACGACAATCGAGCGTATCGATGACGTGCTCGCCTCTCTCAGAACGGGCCAACGCCGCGCCTACGACGCTCAGGGAGCGGCTTCCTTAGCTTTGAAGCACCTGGATAGCCAGGACGCGCCGTACCCTACCACGGGCCTTGTAGACCTCGACAAAGTGACAGGCGGTATTCCGACTGGGCAATCCTCAATCCTCGCCGCGCGCCCAGGCATGGGCAAGTCAGCCGCCGCCACCAGCATCGCGCTACGTGCTGCGAAGGCTGGGCACGCCACGATCTTCTTTTCCCTGGAGATGACCGGCGAGCAGCTTGGTGCGCGCATGTTGACGGATCTAGCCTGGAGCTATGACGATCCGATTCAATACGAGGATATTCTGCAGCGACGCCGCGAGACGTTTGATGATCGCAAACGCCGGAGGCTGGCTGAAGCTCGGGACAGACTCAGAGATTTACCGCTCACCATCGAGGAGCAGCGCGGACTGACCTTCGGTGAGATCGCAGCGAGAGCACGGAAGCACGCTAGCGCTTTGGATCGCCACGGCCGCAAGCTTGACCTCGTGATCATTGACCACATGCTGTTGGTGCGGCCGTCTCATCGCTACTCTGGAAACCGAGTGCGAGAGGTTGCCGAGATCAGCGACGGCATCGCCACTCTGGCCAAAGACATGGGGACATCGGTCCTCGCGCTTTGCCAGCTCAATCGCGGTGTTGAGGGGCGCGAGAACAAGCGCCCGAGTTTAGCCGATCTCAGGGACAGCGGCGCGATTGAGGAGGACGCCTCTCTCGTGATGTTCCTCTATCGCCCGGCCTACTACTTGGAGCATCAGCGCCAGGACAATCCAGAGGCCGAGGCTTCTCGCGTCGCAACGTTGGAAGCCTGCCGAAACAGCCTTGAATTCATCGTTGCCAAGAACCGAAACGGGCGCATGTGCACGGTGGACGCGTTCGTGGATATCGGAGCTAACGCAGTTCGTAACGCGGAGGTCGGACGTGGCAGATCATAAGAAACCGTCGCCGCAGTTAAGAAAGAAAATCGCTGAGCAGATGGCGGCAGAGAGAGAAGCCAAGACCAACGTCGTTTCTATCGAAGAATGGAAACGCAGGAACGAATTGCGTGCTCGTGTGATGGGGAGGGTGGGGTGAGCTTCGACTTTCGGGATGAAGCGCAAGTGCTGAAGCGCGCAAAAAAGGCGGTCCCAAACCGGCGACTGACTTGGCTGGCGGCCTTGGCTGCAAAGCAGCATCGCTACGCCATAGAGTACATCGAACAAGCACCAGTTCTCGTTCTCGGGGCAACGTTTGGGAAGCCGTTGAAGAACGGTTCCTTAAGCAAAGAGCAATTGGCTTATGTTGCCAATCGATTTCGTCGCATTGAAGGAATGAAGCTAAAGGAGGCGATGAAGGAATTTCATCTGCCGTATCCGCTTCGGAAGCTGAGATCGACGGCTGTGGCGCCTGCGTATGCCGAAGCAATATGGGGCCTACGAAATGTTCCGCCTTCGGCGTTGTCTCAGGCGATTCCTGACAAAGTCCATCAACAGCAGATGTGGCTGAATACCCTGAGGTCGCTGCGCGGGTGGGCAGCGCTGCGCAGCGCAGAGCTGCCGGACGAGGCGCTGTATTGGTTTGTTTCCGCCCTCGGTGTTGCTGTGCGTGAATCTCGCGATGGCGAGGGGATTGCCTCAAATGCGCACGACCTTGTCGACCTGTTCGTGAGTGGCCGGTTTAACTATGGTTGGACATTTGAGGAAGCGGTGACAGCTCATAGGCTATGGGCGGCCGAAGTGGCGAAGCGAGATTCACTGAAATCTTTCTTTGCGACTTATGGCGTCGATCTCGATTACGAAGTCGACTTCACACCGCAGCCGAATGACGTGAACACGATCGACGGAATGGATGTCATTCCGCTCCGCAGCGGCGAGGCTCTGATCACCGAAGGCGCGCTCATGCGGCACTGCGTGTCGACCTATATGCGCGATATCCTTGCCGCAAGATCCTGTATCTACTCGCTCCAGAAAGACGGAAAGCGCGTTGCCACGCTGGAACTCTCAAGCGGCGATCGGCCGGTGCTCAAGCAGTTGAATGGGCCGTGTAACGCGAGAGTCACGCCTGACATCGAGAGCGTAATGCAAAAGTTTATTGCGAGCATCGCAGCGCAGCGAGTGGCGCCTATCGACAAGTTGAAGCGACTTTTCGAGACAGAACAAGGACGCTGACATGAACCCAGACGACGAACTAGGAGAACCCACCGGCTACATCGAAGTAGACGGTGAGCTGATGGCGTTCTGGCTGCCAGAGAATGTGAGTGCAGATGAAATAGGGATCGAGTGGGTGGAAGCATGAAAACGCAGAAAGCTAGGATCGAAGACTTTGCCCCGAAGCTGCAGGGCCTTTGCGCATCAACTCTCGCAGACAATCGCTCGCCTGAAGACGGCGCGGAGATGATCGAAGCGCTGTTGTCTACGCTAGCTTTCACGATGAGCCTTGTAGCTGGTGGAAATCCGAAAGCCTTGGATGAACTCTGCCACGGTGCGAACGCCTACCTTGTTGAGCGCTGTGCGGACCACAGGCGGGCAGGTGAAGTCCTTGGTCATATCGTGAGGCAAGTATGACCGGCCGCCGCTCTGCCATCAAAGGCTTCAAGGTCTCTAAGACAAAATCAGGGAAGACCATCCTGGAGCCTATTCCTGGATATGGACTATCAGCGTCAGCAAGGATTGTGCAGAAGAATTCAAAGGCAGTGAAGCCAACACGGAGGGTGCCAGGGTGAGCAGCGATCTAGACTTCACCGACCAGCTCGAAGCCTACACGGCCAAGATGCGGATGGAAAACGATCCCATGTGGGGCGTAGGCGTTCAAGCCTATCAGCAGAAGATGAAGGCTGATGCCGTTCGTTTGGCCATTGCCGACCTGGAGGAAGCCCGCTGGCGGTTCTCTCAGGTGTTGACCCCATTCCTCCCGGAACCAGTTGAAAGCCAGCCAGTGGCTCTCCAGAGCGATCCAGCGCCACAGTTCAACGGCCACTATGCCGATGACTATGAGGAAGCGTTTGACATGCCGAATGTCGTGAGGGGGATGAGATGATGAGCAGAGAAGACATTGAAACTGGGACCCACGATCGCATCATCGAAGTCCTCGCAAAGGCGTGGCTTGTTTGTGACCCGAACCGGATGTGCAGAGACCCTGAAGCTCCAGACGAAGCGTTTGGTATGGGGCCTGGAAACGACTATCAGGGCAAGCCGCGCTGGCACTGGTTCATTCCACGAGCAGAGGCGACAAGGGATTATCTTGCTGATAACGGGCTCGTTATTCGCCCGAAGGAGCGCGCATGACCTCCACCCTTGATCACATCGCGAAAGAAATCGCTGACGAAGCCCACTGCATCGGCCTCTCTCAAATCTCTTGGGAGAGATCGGAAGACTCAAGAAAGGACGCGTGGCGAATGCTGGCATCGGCTGCCATCAGTGCCATGCGTGACGAAGTTGGGGCGTCAGTCGTGGATAGGATACTGGCACCGCAGGATCAAAGATAAGGAGCAGCGCCGTGATACAGCCAGAAGACGTGAAGGTTGAAATCTGGCCGCCGCGCAAGTCAATTGGCGGTCAGCACGTCGGCACGGGTCCAAGCGGCGTCAAGGTCACGCATCTGCCGACCGGCATCGAGGCGTGCGTCGAGATTAGCCGTTCGCAATTCGACAACCGCATCATTGCAATGGATATGATCCTGGCCGCGATCACGCACCCCAGATTCAGATAAGGAGCGGCGCTTGACCACGCTACAAGCCTCACCCCAACAGAAGACTCTTGCTCGAAAGCTCTACGAGAAGCGCCAGGCCGACATCGCACGAGTAGCCCGCGAGATCGAGGCCGACCGCAGACGCCAAGAGATGGAGCGCATCCAGCCAACTCCAGAGCGCTTGGCCAAAGGAGACGTTGGCCAGCACATCATCGCGGGCGAGGGACGGAAGTTCCGCACAAAGAGCCCAGTCGAGCACTACTCCGGGCAATGGCCCAGCGATGTTGAGCAAGCGTTCCTCGCGTATGTTCTCGACGCTCACGCTAAAGACAAAGTGGCCGTGACGATCTCCTACAATGGCAACGGAGGAGGCGGCAGCAATGGCAGGCTTGGCGGTCTCGGCAATGTCCACGATAGCACGCGAGATGCCTATGAGCGCTACCACTGGGTCCGAGAGAAGATGACGCGTGGCGCTGTAGAGATTCTTGACTGGCTTGTTCTCGAACTCCGCAACGAGGCCACGAATCGGGTGTTTGGCCTTGAGGATGCTGGGCAGAAGCTTTTTCCAAGTATACGCGATAAGGCCATGAGACGCGGCATCGCTATCGGTCGGTTGTTGGGTGCAGGCGACGAGCTCGCAAAGTTCTATCGTATGTACCGCGTGCTTTCGTTTGAGCCGAGGCAGAAGATGAGGACGGTGAACCGATGAGCAACGGAGAACACGTCAGAATGAGCAGCGACATTCGTGAAGACGGCGCTCTGGTCGATGTGGAGAGGCCGAAGGGTGGTGAGTGCTTATCGATGTACGAACTCACGCGCATAGATGAGCGTGAGAAGTGCGCCACCCGAATAGAAGGGTTGGCTCAAAACATGCCGGAGTTACTGTTACGCATGGGTGAGATGACCGCCCAAGAGAGGCGATCAGTGCGCGCGGCTCTAATCTTGGCGGCAACCATGCTGAGGGGGGGCGAATGAACCACGCCCTCCTCGCCCGTGAAGCAGCAAGCATCCTCGGGGCTCTCGATCCAAGGCCAGAACCCGCAATCGTGTTTCAGGGGCCTACTAGGCTACATAGGATCGTAGAGGACGGGGAGGAAGTTTGGCTCAACCCAAAGACTGGGAGCGAGGAGAAACCCGAGAGGACCTGACCGAAATGGCTAAGGCGGAGTTTCTGATTCAGCAATGGGAGCGCGCGAAGGGCGAGCTGAGAGCCCTTGTTGCGCTCCAGGGCAGCTATACGAGCCCGTTCCCAGACCACGTCGACAAGGACCCACATCTAAACACTTGAATTTGTTCCGAAACGGGAATTCCCGTTTCGATGGATAGCTCAAGCAGGAACTCATTTGGCTTGGGGCGCCTGCTCTGCGCCCGCGCTGGGCACGCTTTAAGTTTTCGGGCGATTTGTGCGTCAAAGGCAAATCGTTCACGCCGTCGGCTCGTCAATCCAGGCGTGCGAACCGGGTGAGTCGGTCGACCCACAAGAACCCCGGAGCGGTGAGGCTCCGGGGTCCAACTATCCGGAAATCCCGGATAGTTGCTCGTTGCAACTTAGCTTTAGCTCATCGCCTGTTGCAGATACCGATAAGCGGTCCGCTCCGGCAGGCGATATCTGGACTGTACAAGCCGAAACGACGGGCGGTGTCCTGCGAGGGTCTGTGCCCTGATCTTGGCGACGACGCGATCCTTGCGCGACTGGCGCTTGGACTTCTTCTTCGGCTTCGTCGGGTCCGGTTCGCTGGCTTCCTCTGCCTTCGTCTCGAAGTACCTCCGGAGGCGCTGAAGTTCGGTGTCTGACACGCCTGCCAGTTGAGTGGCATGAGTGGCAGATGACTGACATGCGCTGCCATCATTGATTTTTCTGGAGTTGTCAGCGTTGGCAGTCTCGTTGCCACTCTCGGCAGCCTTCCACTTCTTGCGGAACTCCAGTCCCATGAACCCGAAGAATGCGCACAGCAACTCGCCTACGACAGGCGGGAACATAGGCTGAGCCATCTGGACATCCGCGTCGGTCACCGTGAAGCGGTAGGCCTCGGGAAGGCGGCTGCCGACAGCAGACAGTGCCCATGCAATACGGGTGTCGCCTGACAGAGCCGTCTTCTCGACGGGTGCCGACACAACGCTCTTGCTGTGCTCTGCGACGGCCAGCGTGTGAGCGGCAACCTGACGGCGCCACCACTGGCACTTCGGCCACGTCCCTTCCGGGATGACAGCCGGAGCCCCTTCGCATTCCTTCAGGACGCCAGCGTTGGCATCCTTCAGGTCGTTCTCGGCTTTGACCAGCGCTCCTTCTGCGAGGGCAAGCCCCCGGTTAGAAGCCTGAGCCTGGGCGACAGCCGCGTCCTTTGCGCCGCCGGCAGAGCCGACAGAGTTGGGAAGCGTCACGCCGAAGGTGAGAAGCCCGAGCATGAGACCGACAGCGCCGCGAATGACGCGAAGCTCCCGGAAGTCCTCCACGCTCTGGTGCAACAGAAACGCGACGGCCGCGACGAACACGGGCATCGCAAGAAGCAGCGTCCAGGACTGGACACCGTCGATCAGAACCTTCTCGATCGACAAACCGGTGACAACAGCCCAGCACGCCACTGCAAGGGCTATGCAGCCCCACATGAGTGCCTTACAATTCATAGAGTGGTTTCCTTCTCGCTGTTGGTTTCCACATGGACCCCGGTGCTCCCCCTCAGAAAAGGCGCGCCGGGGTTTTTGCGTTTACGCGGTACGGCCTGCTGGCGCAGGGCGAGAGGAACTGTGTGTGCTGCACACAATTCCCCGAACGCTGCGTCATCCAATAATTGCGGTGATCGCGGTGCCAATAAATCCTACGGCGCTGAATAAAAAGACGGTCAAAAATAGGATCCGAATAATATTATCGAGCATAAGGTCCTCCTAGATTTTGGCAGGGCTCCCCGAAGGAAGCCCGCACCGCTGGGTCAGAAGGTGTTCACGAGACGCCCGTCTGCCGTGACGCCCATGAGGCGGTGAGCGTAGGAGCCGTATTCGTTGTCTTTCCGGTCGACCGTGTTGCGAGCACGCTTCCGGTTCTTTGCTGTGGCGACGACAGCGCCAGTCGGCTTGAAAATGACTACGAACGAAACGGGCTGGTTGGTGTCGGTTTGAGTGGTCATGGTATCCTCCGTTGCTGATGATCTGAATATATTACACACCTAATTACCACGCAAGGGTCTTGACGATTATTTTTTAGATGTGTAATTATCGTGACATGAAAGACACAGAACCAAAGCGCCCCGGTCGCCCGCAAAAGTACGACGAGCCCTTGGACCGCGTGCAAATGCTAGTATTCCGTAGCCAAAGATCGGACGCAGAGGCGGAAGCCAAAAAGCGCGGCGTCACTATTTCCGAGGTGTATCGAGAATGGCTAGAGGTTGGCCGCAAGAGGAGCCTGAAATGATCGCGGCCAAATATTTTTGCTTGACTTTCTAAAAGGCTCTTGCGTTTCGAGAGAATACGTCGTAGTTTCCTATCGTTGAGTTTTTCCGCCCGCGCCAAAAGAAAGGCTGCGGGCGTTTCCTTTTCTACGGGGTTTGCGGCTCTCGCTTTCCGAGCGATCCGCGTCTCTGGGCGCCGAAAGGAGCGGACAGATAAGCCGCAAACCTTCCCGGCGCCCTATCCATTTCTGGCCGTCCAATCGCCTAGCTCGACAGCTTTGACACGAATGCAACGGAGCTTATTGGCGAGGCTCCGGCCGGAACTTGTTAATGCGGGGGTGTGATGTCCTCACGGTCGCTGCGGATCGTATGCCGCACCTCGGTCGCGTGGAATGCTAAGTGCCCCCGCTCCAGATAGCCTGACTGCAGCAGGCTTCGCCAGTGCGCGCGTTGATTACAATGGAGGCCCTGCATGGCTTACCTCCCTGTCCTCGATCCCCGTGTGTTGGTGCCCAACACCTATCGCCACCAACACCGAGGCCCGCCCTAGGCGGTTTGTCATATCGAGGACTAAGAGCTGAACCGCAGCGTCAGCTCTACGCGCCCACAGAGGCGGGGCGGCCTTACTCGCACGGGGCCGTCCCGTCTTTCTTAGGAAATCACATGGGCCTCATTGTGGGTCGAGATCGGATTCGGCTGGATCGCAGTCCGGCGCCACAAGTCGTCTACATAGGAACACCATTCGATCATGTCAGAAGAAGAGGGTGGCAAGAAGAAACGGAAGGAGCAGCAACCTTTTGCTGAACTCCCACCGTCGCTCGTGTCGCTGACCAAGCGTGGCCGCCCGTCGATATACGATCCTGAGTTCTGCGAGATCGTGTTGAATCTCGGCGCTGAGGGAAAGAGCAAGGCGCATATCGCCGCTCGTCTCGGCATCAATCGCGATACGCTCAACGAGTGGACCAAGATCCACCCCGAGTTTTCCGTCGCCGTAAAAAACGCGCAAGAACTGGCGCTTGCATGGTGGGAAGACGCGGGGCAGGTCAACATGGCACGGCAAGGCTTCAACGCGACTGCATACATCTTCCAGATGAAAAACAGGTTCCGCGACGAATATCGCGATGTGACCGCGATGGAGCATACCGGAAAGAACGGAGGCCCTATCGAAACCCGCGATGTGGGCTCATTGACGGATGACGAACTCGCAAATATCGCCCTCTCAGGCAGCCCGCGAGCTATTGCGGCGGCGGGCGGCTCGAAAGTCGCTCATTGATTTCACGCGCTACACGTTTCACGGCTACAGGCCAGCACCACACCACAGACTGATTGCCGAGAAGCTGGAGGCAGTCGAGCGCGGTGAATGCCAACGGCTTATGATCTTCATGCCGCCTCGGCATGGAAAGTCCGAGCTGGCGTCAAGGCGGTTCCCGGCGTGGTTCCTCGGCCGCAACCCGGAGCGCTCGGTCATCGCGGCGAGCTACAATAGCGACCTTGCTTCGGACTTTGGCCGGGATGTTCGCAACCTTGTCGGAAGTCCAGAGTATCGCACGCTTTTCGGTGTTGATCTCAGGGAAGACAGCCATGCCGCCAACCGGTGGCACACTGACAAGGGTGGGGTCTATGTTGCGGCTGGTGTTGGAACGGCGGTCACAGGCCGTGGTGCACACGTCTTTCTAATCGATGACCCATTCAAGGATCGCGTCGAGGCTGACAGCGAAGTTAACCGGGAGAAGGTCCGGCGCTGGTACACGTCAACGGCCTACACCCGCCTCGAAAATGATCTGATAGAGGAAGGGCAGCTAACCGAAGACGACGCAATTTGGGCCGACTTCTATCGGCAGATCGAGACCGGCGATGCAAAGCCGTTCGAGGGCTCGCTTGTCGTCATTCAGACAAGATGGCACGAAGCGGACCTTGCAGGCTGGCTTCTTGAGGAGATGCAGGCCGGTGGCGACCATTGGGACGTGCTTGAGCTTCCAGCTGTCAGCGAAGACGGCAAGGCGCTCTGGCCTAGCAAGTATCCTCTTGCCCGTCTGGAAAAGATCAAGAGAGCAATCGGTGCTAGAGATTGGTCAGCCCTCTATCAGCAGCGCCCCACGGCTGAGGAAGGCGATTATTTCAAAGCCGAATGGCTGAAGCCTTACGATAGGCTGCCGGCGCTCGAAACGCTCAGAGTCTACGGCGGATCAGACTACGCGGTCACGGCGGACGGCGGAGACTATACGGTTCACATCGTCGTCGGTGTTGACCCGGAAGAACGAATGTACGTGCTGGACCTCTGGCGCAAGCAGGCATCCTCGGACGAATGGGTTGAAGCCTTTTGCGATCTCGTGAACCAGTGGAAGCCCATAGAGTGGGCGGAGGAACAGGGACAGATCAAGGGCGGCGTCGGGCCGTTTCTCGATCGCAGACAGCGTGACCGCCAAGCCTGGGTCAAGCGCACCACGTTCCCGACCAAGGGCGACAAGGCGATCCGCGCTCAATCCATTCGAGGCCGCATGGCGCTCAATGGGCTCTATGTCCCTATCCACGCGCCCTGGTTCTCCGCCTTCCGGTCGGAGCTTATGTCGTGCTGGTCCGGCAAGCACGATGACCAGGCCGACGCTCTGGGACTGATCGGACAGTTACTAGACAAGATCATGGCGGGTGACAGACCAGACCCGGCATCGGAGAAGACAAAGCGCGATGATTACAAACCCGCCTACTCTCGCGACAGCGACGACGGCGTTTTGACCATCTAGGAACCCATGCAGACGCAAACCACTGAAGGCTACGGCCGGACAGGAGACGACGGGCAGGAGGTCTATTACTCCCTCGCCCGGCTGCGTAAGCAGTTCCAGGACTACCTGTTCCAGAAGGCCAACGAGATCGAGGAGCAGAAGGAATCTCGACGGTACTTCCACTGCGTGCAGTGGACGCGTGAACAGATGAAGGCCATTCGTGACCGCGGTCAACCCGTCACGACCACCAACGAATACGCCCGCAAGGTCAACGCCATCGTCGGCGTTCTCGAGCGACTGAAGCAAGACCCGAAGGCCATGCCGAACACGCCCCAGCACGCGGACGGGGCGGACCTTGGAACCGAAACGCTCCGCTACGCCATGAACTCCCAGCATTGGGATTCTATCCAGCCTTTCGCCTCCCGCTGTGGCGCGGTTGACGGCATCGGCGGAGTAGAATTCGACCTCGAGCAGGGCGACATGGGGGATCCAGAGGTTGGCCTTGCTACGGTGCAGCCAGATACGTTCTTTTACGATCCGCGCTCTTACGAGGCTGACTTCTCCGACGCACTGTTCCTCGGCACCACCAAATGGGTGGATCGGGAAGTCATCAAGGATATGTTCCCCGACAAGGCGGACGAGATCGATTCTGTTTCTGACTCTGGTGCTGATTTTGAGACCGGCTCTGACCGTGAGATCGTCTGGACCAACTCTTCCGAACAGATGGTCCGCGCCGTCGATCACTGGTACTACTGCAAGGGAAAGTGGAAGTGGTGCTTTCACATCGGCAACCTGAAACTCGCTGAAGGCGTCTCGCCCTGGATCGACGAGAAGGGCAAGACCACACACAAGTTCGAGATGTACTCGGCGGCGGTTGACCATGAGGGCGACCGATACGGGTTCCTGCGAAATCTCAAGTCCGCACAGGACGAGGTCAACCAGCGCAAGAGCCGAATGCTCCACATCTCAAACTCGCGCCGCTTGATCCTGAAGAAGAGCGCCGTCAAGGACGTGGAGCGTGCACGCAAGGAATGGGCGCGTGCCGATGGCGTCGTGGTGGTCAACGAAAACGCGGAGATCGGCCGAGACATCAAGGTCGATGACCAGTCCCAGGATTTCCAGGGTCAACTCGCCCTCTATCAGGAAGCCAAAACGGAGCTTGACCGGTTCGGACCCAATGCAACTCAGCTCGGCCAGGGTGATGCGGGCAAATCCGGTCGTGCGATTGCTCTCCTGCAACAAGCAGGACTGGCCGAGCTGGGGCCATTCATTCTCGCCTACCGGGATTGGAAGTTCCGCGTTTACCGGAAGATGTGGAACGGCATCCAGCGTCATTGGCAGTCCGAGCGGTGGATTCGCGTCACGGATTCTGAGGGGCTTATCCAGTTCATCCAATTGAACGGGCTCACCGTAGATCAGTACGGCCGCCCGGCACTGGTCAACGCGCTCGGCTCTCTCGATGTGGATATCACGCTGGATGAGAGCGGGGACGTCGTCACCACCTTGGCAGAGGCCCTTGAGACGCTTCAGAGCGCGCTCGCGGCTGGCATGCCGATCCCGCCCGATATTCTCGTTGACCTGCTTCCGATCCGCCAGGACATCAAGAAGCGGCTCAAGGAGCGCATGGAGCAGGCCCAGCAGCCCGATCCTATGGAGCAGCAGGCGAAGCAGGTTGCGCTCGAACAGGAGCAGGCGAAGACCGGCAAGGTCAAGGCCGACACGTTCAAGAGCACGGCCGACGCGGTCAAGACGATCTCGGAATCTCCGCTTGGCATGGGCGGTATGACGGGTCTTCCTGGAATGGAACAGCCAGCGCCCCAAGCGCCGCGACTGCCATCGGGTGGCGGAGCGGTGCCATCGCCTGCCATGAGTGGCAATCCCATGCCGATGGGTGGCAGCGGAGCGCCGCTAGACTTCAGTCGCATGATCGAGATGCAGGCCGCGATGCCGCCTCCGCAGGCGCAGCCGCCTATGCAGGGGTCGTTTGGGTTTTAACAGGTTCCGCCCGCGCTCGCGATAGAAGCGCAAGGGGATTAACATGAAAACAAAGACCGTCGAGACGATTACGACTTGCAGGTGTCGGAGGCGGCGCAGGAGTTGATCCGACTTGAGCGCACTCAGCACGCAGAGACCAGACGCCGCTTAAGCGAAGCGCTGCGTGCTCTGAACGCAAAGTAGATCGCCCGTCGTCTGCGATATGACGACAAGGCTCTGCGGGTGCCTTGAACCCGCTCCGCACCGCTCCCCGCGATAGAGGGCGCACACACTTCGAAGCCGGGCCTTAGCGCTCGGCTTTTTGCGTTGAGGCACGGACGAAACACGGCCCGCCAGCGCCCGGCGATAGGGGTGCATTCGTGAAATTCGCAACGAGATAGCGAAAGGACGGGAAGGCTATGGCCAACCACGAACAAGACGGTATTGGCGACGAGGACGAGTTGTTCTCGGAGATGTTGTCTGGGGATGCGCCGAAGTTCGACGCGGAACCGGATGACGAGGCAAGCGATCCGGCAGCGTCAGAGCCGGATAAAGCCACACGGGAGCGTGACGAGTTTGGCCGGTTCAAGGCCAAAGGCTCGGACACGCAGGATCAGCCGGTAGAGGCCGAGCCGCCGAAGCAGGAAACCCCTGTCGAAGCCGCAGCCCAGGACCCGGCACCCGCGCAGCAGCCCCCCGCAAGGGAGGATGATGACGGCAAGATCCCGTCGTGGCGAATGAGGGAGATCCGCGAGGCTCGTGACGCAGAACGCGCACGTGCCGAAAAAGCAGAAGCAGACGCTCGGCAGGCAG